TCACAATGCCAATTCGGCTCCCACCTCGACGTACTCAATTGTCTTGTTGCCGTGCCCCTCCTGGTAGTGCCTGGTCATCTTCTCGTCCGCATGACCCAGCAGCGCCTGGATATATTCCTGTGGGAAATTCTGCTGCTCGTACAACCATGCGCCCAAAGCGCGGATCTCATGAAAAGTGGGGCGCTCGCCGGCCGGCACATGGTCGTAGGTGTGTGCCGCGTCTCGGGCCTTGCTGAACTCCTTGGTCAGGTAATCCGGTGTCACCGACGTCCAATGGTCCTTTGCGTCGATCTGCTCCCGCCGCCTCGCCTTGGGCTTGTAGTGGATCAGGTAAGGGGAAACCAGAGGCGAACGCAGGCACTCGCCAACTACATCTCGGAGCGCGGCGCCCATCTTGATTTTCAGGTGGACGGGGTTGTCATAACCCTGGGTCTTGCCCGGCGATACCGTCAGAGTGTTTTTCTCCATATCTGCAGCTGATTTCAGCCATGTCACGATATCTTCGCGCCGTTGTAGGCTGGTCATCGCCAGGCGAATTGCTCGCTTCAGCCAGGGTGGCGTGGTCGCCGCGTCGATGATCGACTTCAACCCCTCGAGCGTGTGCCGCTGGCGCTTCTTCTCCGCCTCCTTCTTCACCAGGGTCAGCTCGGCGTTATTTCGCTCGGCCAGGCCCTTGGCCACGGCAAACGCGAATATCTGCACCCACAGTCCCCTGTGCTTGGTGTAGGCGTTGTTGCTGAACTGGTCCAGATACTCGGCCATAGCCAGCACGTCCATCTGCCCGATAAGCCTATCTCCAAGGTCCTGTCGGTAGCGCTCGATCTTGAATTTGATCTCTTCCAAGGTGCGAGCGGCGTAGCCCTTATCCACCAGCCATTCATCGTGGAAGCGCTGGAGCAGGTTACTGACAGTCGGCAGGCGGTCACCAGTCAGCAGGGTGAGCAGCGCGCCATCGTCGACAACGAGTGCCGCCAGTTTCAAATTCGCCGACCGGGCTAGTTTTATTGCCTCCTCTATGGGGCGGTTGATGCTCGTCATCAGTCCGGTGATTGGGTTGCGGTACCGCCAATACTTCCCGTTGGGGTAGAGGTTTGGCGGTAACTTCCTGTTTTTCAGTGTGCGCGGCCGGGCAGCCATCAGCCGATCTCCATCATTTGGGCCAGCAGCGGGTCAGCAGATCCCATCACGGCGGCCTGGACGTCCACAAAATACATCCCGCCTTTCACTTCTCCTGCCACTTCGCCTTCCTCAATCCATTTCTTCAGCTGTTGAACACTCGGCTTTCCCCCGACGTAGCGCAGCTTCCTGTATTCGCTCACCTCCATAAGCCGGGGGAGCTTTATCGTCATTTGTGCAATGACCTTTGCCATGATGATGCTCCGTGCCGCGCCTGGCGGCAGAAAGGGTTACGCGGGGCGCGCCTTCTGGATGATGTAAATGAGGATGCAGCCGGTGGCGGAGAGCCAGACCAGCGAGCCGAAACCGGCGATGATCAGGGCAATATCAGATCCGCGCTCGACCATTTCTGGTACCGCATAGAAAAACCAGAGCAGTGTGATCAGCAGGTAGAGCAGGGTGCTGATCAGGACTTCAAACAGCTTTTTTGCTGGCATAGGAGTTCCTCGCCCGCCGATAACCGGCAGGCTGTAGGTGGATTGGGGTTAGGGGAATGGGTCAGGGGTTCCAGCTTTTGCCAACGCGAAAAACCATCATCAGGTTGTGATGGAGAGGCACCTTGAGCACGTTGTCGAAAAACTCGCCCTTTCCAGAGATGAACCCGGTGGGCACCTTGCTTCCAGCGGTCCCGAATTCACGCCAGCATTCTTCGCCGCCGTTCTCGTCCCAGTAGGCCCGTTCGCGTTTCGGAATCTCATCGTAGGTTTTCATGAGCACGGAGTGATCCGGGATATCGCAGATCCGGCGCCATGCGGGATGGCGCTTACACCAGTCGGCGGCATGCTGAAAAGCTTGCTCGGCAGAGTAAAATTCTTTGGTGTTTTGTTCGGTCATGGCCTCGGCCCCGAATAGATGAGCCAGGCCATGTAGAGCAGGGGGAGGATCATGGCGTCACCTCGGGCCAGCGCAACAGTGGATGATCGCCTCGGACATAAAGCGGGTGCCGAGGATGGCCGTCCTTTGTCGTGCCGAGGCACCACAACCGGGCACCGGCACCCAGCAGAAGCCGTGTAACGATCTCGGCTCGTTCAGCCTGTGCGTTGGCGCCCCAGGCACATACGACATCGGTATGCTCGCGAGCTAGGTGTCTCAGGTACTGGTCATTCTCTGGCCCGACAGGGTCAAAGGATTTCCACAGGTCCGCAGGGTTGGTTGCCCGCAGCGCGTACAGGTTGGCGACGGTGATGCCGTTGCAGCCCCAGGCGCGAGCGAACGCTCGGCATCGCCGAATGGTAGGGTCGTCAAGGGTGGCATCGGCGGTGCTCGGGTTGAGCATGAGGAACAGCGCCGCGCCTTTGTCTGCGTGCATGTCGCCAGGTCTGGTGAGTTGATAGCGGTAGGTGCCGCACTCGCTGATGATGGCGGTCATGGCGTCACTCCCACGCAAATGAGTTTTGGATGTAGTCGCTCGGGATAACGGCCTCGCTGGGAGGGTCCGTCACAGTCGAGTCGCCGAAGTAACCTATGGCGGCCTTGGCGCGCTCCAGCGAGAGTGTGGAGTGGCGGATCTGCCACTCTTTTCGGCATTTGTACGAGTTCAGCGCTCGCTCTTTGTCAGTGTAGGCAAAGCACCTTGAAGAGAAATACTGGTGCTTGAGCACGCGTTTCCGCGCTTTCTTTGCCCCTGCTTCGCTCAGCCAGCCACGCGTTAAGCGGTCGTGTTCTGGCTCGCTCAGCAGATACCAACACATTGGGGTTTCGGCGTATGCCACCCAGGTCTGCATCGTCACGGTCAGGCCGTCCGGCCCGATGGTGTCGACGTAGCGGAAGTGGTTAGGGCCAGCCTTTTTGTTTTCCATGGGCGAGTTCGTCCTTGCCGCTATAGCGGCTGACTTTGAAGGGGGAGGTGTTACGTGTAGTTCTTGCTGATGCGGTTGGCGATGGCTTCCAGCTTTTCGGCCATAGCCCACATGTCGTTGTTGTCGCGGCGGGATGTCACTGGAGCGCGGTGGACGTTGCGGCCAATCAGGATCCCGGCTGCCAGCAGGATCAGCCATGCCTCAAGCTTTCGTCGCAGGGCGTGCCTCATGGTTGCGCCGCCGGGTGTGTCGCGTTCCAGCGCTCGAAGGCTTCTTGCGTGGTCGCTGCTTCGATCTTCTCGTCGCAGGTGTAGCAGTGCGCAACGCCGCCCGCCGCGCCGACGTCGCGGTGACCTTGTTTGCATGGGTTCATGCGCCAGTCGCTATCCGTCGCCTGCCTTGGATTGTCGACCTCGTCGGCTGCATTTATGGCGGCGTCGATGAATTGATTGATGCTTTCAATGCCCTCCAAATCTGCGCACCGCAGCATGTTTTCCCAGTGCATCAAATCCGCATTGGCTAGCAGCCATAGGTAGCGCTCGGCATGCTTCTCTGCCGCCTGGCACGCCTGCTGTTCTGCCTGGCGCCGCTGCTCCAGGCTGTGGTTCTGCTCGTCGCGCTGGTTCAGCAGGAGCTGCAGGGCGTCACGCTCGGCGCGGAATTGATTGATCTCGTCCTGTGCTTGGTCAACGACCTTTTGCGCTTCGTGCACATCGATCCAGTTGCCCATGGCCTGGTCTTCGAACTTCTGCACCGACTTGCCCGATGGCGAAAGCAGGAAGGCGAAGCGCGGTAGCGCGTTCAGCTTGTCCCAGAACTCAAACCCTTCCCGTGTTTTTATGTTGCGCATGATGCAACCTCCCGTTAATTATCAGTGCCGGTGTAGGTGCGCCATGGCACCTACACGCCGTTTACGAGGAATCCCCAGTCACCACGCCACTTGCTGGTGATGAATAGAGTGATGACGCCGCCGGGGGATACCTGGTCGATGCGGTGGTATTCGCCGTGGTTCAGGCGGGCGGTGCCGCCCGGGCTGCGCGTGACCGTGGCCAGCTTGCAAACCTCGTCATTTGGCAACCACAAGAGTGGAAGGCCGGGTTTCAGCCAGTCGGCGGTCGATGCAAGCACGGGCCGCTCTTCGGTGTACCAGCCATGCAGGATTATGGTCCGGGCGTTCCAGGGATGGTCATGCAGATCCCGGTCAGCGTCCGGCCGCATGATGTGGTGGATGCGGAAAGACCACGGGCACCACCACGACGCTGGCCTGTGCGTCTCCCGGCTGTACGGGTTGAACAGCCACCAGCGGCCCATGTACATCTCGGTGCCGTCGGCGGACATGATGTGCTGGTACGGGGTGCGCTGGGCCCGGGCGATGAGCCAGGCGGCAACCGCCGGGCGCGCAAGCAGCTTGGCGACCAGGCGCCAGAACAGGTTGGTCACGGGGAGTCCTTGCCGGGGCATGCCCGGGCGGTGGAGTGGGGATGAGGTCAGGCGATTGCGGATAGGGCGAGAGTGTCTTCGCCGCCGCGTGCGATGCCGGCATGCAGCTCTACCTTGCTCCCGGCGAGCATGCCGGCGATTTGGGCGTTCATATCCAACTCAACGCCTTTACTTTTCCGCGACTCTTTGATGTCTTGAGCGGCCAGGTACTCGCTGATCAAGGCCTTGTCTTGCGCCTGAATTGCGACGAGGCCTTGGCCAGCGGAGGGCTGACCGAGCGAATCATCGTCGCCTTGGGGCACAAGCGCTTTCAGCTTCGACTGGACCTCCCAAACCCACGCCAGTGCAAAGTGGTCGCCGGCGGTTTCTGCCGAATACTCACTGCGCCGAACTCCAGACCTGACTGCTGAGCAGTACTCCTTCCGCGCCTGTGTGAGCTTGGTGTGCAGGGCCTCATACGCATACAGCGCGATGTTCTGGGCCGGAGAAACGCCGACGAATATCGCGCACTCGATGACCTGGCCTTTTGCTGGACTCCACTTCCTACGCCGCAGGGTCGTGCAGCTGAATGCTTCCGCTACGGCGATGCTCAGTTGTTGGTCCCAAGCCGGCCGTCGCTTGGCGCGGAAGAGCGCCGACTCGACTTCGCCGACGTTGCTCAACTTCACATCCATCTCGGTGAGGCGGTATTCGCGCATCAATGCCTGTGCCTGCCGCAGCGCCGTTGCTGCTTCGTTCTCGTTGGCGCTTTGGGCCAGTGCCAGGCAGTGCTTGATCTTGCGGATCGCGCGCTCGAGTTTCTTCTCGTCGATCTGTTGTGCGGACATAGGGGATCCTCGCCGGTTGGCGTGATTCGTAGTTAAGGGCTATGACTTGTTCATGCTCACACCGACCGGAGGCCGACATGAGACTGCAAAGCGACATAGATGCACTCGCGGCAATAGAGGAAGACGCGAGGGCGATGCTGAAATGGGGGCTATTCGGATAACTGTGTGTAAACCTCAGCCCAGTCGATGGTGTCTTCCCACTCCATTGACTGTGTAATTGATCTTTCACTGCACTCAGGACAGATGCAGTGTTTTCGATCATCACCTTCCTCGGTGTGCATGCACGATTCCGTTTCATCTTCGAAGAACAGACCGCCACAAGAAACGCAGAACCACTCGGGTGACTGGCCTGCTCTGGCGCTCCTGGAGAAGAGGACGCGAGCCCTGATGATGTCGAAGGTGTAGCCGCGACCATTGCGGTTGATGACCTTGGTCATGCCGTTCAGGGCCTCGGTGTAGCCGTTGGTGATGGGGTAGTCGAAGTAGTTGATGATCTGCTGCCGCCAGTTCTTCAGGGCTGATAGCAGGTCTTTGTAATCGGCTACTACGTCGCTTGCCTTGACCGCTGCCAGCCACAGATCAAGAGCAGGGATGGCTTCATCCTTGGGCAGGTTGTACAGGGCATAGAAGTCCTCCTTGAGCTGATACGACTGACCTATCTCAGCGTCGTTATTCACCCACATATCGAGATTGAAGGCCTGCTTGTCGTTGAGGTTGGCACCGCTCTTGTTGAGCAGTACCTTGCTGCGCTTCCACTCCTTGTTGACCTTGACGCCCTGGGCCTTACCCCGTCGAATGCGGGTCTTGTCCACGGCATAGTTGGCCATCCGCACTACGTGGAACTTGTCGATCACCACTGGAACACCGGGGGTCATCATGTTCACCACGTTGAGGTATGGTCGCCACATGTCGGTGGCCACACCTAGCAGGGTCGAGCGGTCAGAGAAGCCGTGGAGCCAGCGAGCCAGGGTGTCCTGGTCTCGATGGGGGAGAATGTCGATAGGCACGTTACGGCCAACGTCTGTCAGCACGCAGCGCATGTCACCGGCGATCTTGGTCTCGTCGATACCCAGCCAATTTGGCAGGTACGGTTTGAACTGGGTGTTCATGTAGTGGACGTAGTCGTTCGCGATATTGCGGATCGTCTTCTCGTCGCAGCCAATGTGCTCTGCCAGCCTGGTGAAGGTGTCACGCAGGCACTGGGTCTTGATGTAGTCGACGCACCGCTTAGTCATGCGCCGATCAACCTCGACGCCTTCCAGTGGCTGCAACGACGTGCCTCCGCACTCCCGGCACTTGTACCGCTGAACCTTGGCGGAAAGCTGGACGTGAGCGCCCCTTATAGGGCTATCGCGGTAGGCCACGACCTTGGGGCCGTGCCGGTACAGCTTTCCGATCAGGCCGCATTTGGTGCATGCCTGAAGAGCAACTTTGTATTCGGCGCTGATCTTGTAGGTGCCATCGCTCAAGGTTGAGCTGATCACCGTCCAGTCAGTGAGATCAAGAATGTCCGTCAAAGTGATTCCTTACTACGGCGGCCAAAGGTGGTGACTTTAGACAAAACACATGCCTGAGTCACACCTGCCAGTAAAGAGATCGTCGCCGGAAGAGAAATCAGCCTCATCTAGGGGCTGCGCGGTATCCACCAGCCAAAGGTCTTCGTCGATCAGGCGAATGTCTTTGTCGAACTGGACGGCCTTTGCGAAGTCAGCGGGGGCGTTCTCTTTCTGCCACCGGCGATCATGCTTGTTCATGTTGGGGCACATCCAGCAGGCAGAACGAGGTGGCTCAGGCCAGCCCATGCGCTTAACAAGAGCTATGCAGTCGCCGCGCGTCATGCGCCGTTCTATCAGCGGGTAGTGGTTCTGCCACTTACCCATTGGCTGGGTGACTCGGCGCATCTCATCAATCGTGAAGCCGATCCATACGTCGGCTTGGAGAACGCCTTTCTCAGATGCCCAGCGCCGCATGACGCGCTGCTTCCATTCATTGCTGCAATAGGTAGGGAGCTTACCTACCGACCCACTTTCAGTGGTGAATGCAGGAATCAGCAGGTCGTCATTGCGCATCAGATCAACCGTGGCGTAGCGGCTCTTGGCAACCCTGTGCAGCTGAACCCCTGCCGCTTGTAAGGCTGGCAACACCCAACGATCCATGTAATCCCAAGTGGTGCTCATCTCGCGCTCGGTATCGACGATGATCGAAAGGTCTGGGCTCAGCTCTCCTTGGCAAATGAGCGCGGCAATCGCACTGCTTTGGGTTCCACCACCACTACTCCAAATCTGGGTTCGCTCAGTCATTTTCGATTACCAATTACACACGATATTCCGGATTTAGATTATAGCTGATTCCTGTGAATTACACACGATTATCCGAATAGCCGAAATGGGTAGGGCTGCCTGACGGCGCTCAGAAACTGGCGATGGTCGTGTTCCTTCGCCAGGTCATTGATCTGGCGATCTACACCGAGTCGGCGGGCCTGCTTTCTGAGGTGCTGGACTTCAGCTGACAATCCGCTCGCGGACGCTTAGGTCGGCTGCTTCTTCGGGTAGGTCTTGGTCAACGCGCCGTTGACGACATGTCCGCGCTTGAGTACAACGCGAGCCAGCGCGGCCCGGTCTTTCTCGCTGTGGCTGGCCTGACTGAGCAGGCCGAAGTAGCTGTTTGCGGTTTCGCGCAGATCCTCGGCGGGCGCCGCGGCTGTTCGCTTCAGCGCCTGGGCCAATGATCGCTTCCGGGTCGTGCGCCGCCAGGGCTTGATGACGTGCCCGACGAAGTCGACGCCGCGATCCGCTGGCTGAAGAATTGTCTTCTTCGGGTTCAGCTTGGCGCCCAGGCTTGGCAAGAAGGCTTCCACCTCTGCCAACCAGGCATTGAGCTGTTGCGGCGACTCGTGCAGGAACACGAAGTCATCGACGTACCGGATGTAGTGCTTGGCGCCGAGCCGGTGCTTGGCGAACTGATCCAGGGCGTTCAAGTACACATTCGCGAAGAACTGCGAGGACAGGTTGCCAATGGGCAGCCCCAGGCGCGCCGGCTGCGCGGTCAGGCGCTTATGCTGCGGCACCCGGTTGAACAGATGAGCCGGGCTGCGCACCTCGTAGTCCTCGCGAGGGTCGTGCATCAGGATCTGCTCAGCCAGGGCCAGCCACCAGGGTTCGGTGATCTTCGCGGCCAGCTGTTGGCGCAGGACCTCTTTATCAATGGCAACGAAAAAGTTCGCTAGGTCGCACTTGAGGTAGAAGATCGGCTTCGACCAGTTCTCGCTGGCGCTGCGGATCTTCGATTCAAGGCGTTGGGCGGCGTATAACGTCCCGCGCCCCGGGATGCACGCGCAACTGTCCGCTATGAAGCTGGCGTAGAAGCGCGGTGCCACATGGTTGTACAGCAGGTGGTGGACGACGCGGTCCCGAAACGCTGCCGCCCAGACTTCCCGGGCTTTCGGTCGGGTGACCACGAAGCAGATGGAGCGGCCTGGCCGGTAAGTGCCGGCGGTCAGGTCGTCGTAAAGCTCCAGCAAGTTGATCTCCATGTCCTTTTCGTACAGCCGTGCACTCGCGGTGTTCCGCTTGTTCCGACGGCAGTCGTAATAGGCCTGGACGAGATCCTCGAACTGGAATGGAGCAACACTTAAATCTGCGGACAGGGCGCACCAGGCGCTCGTTGTTCTTGTCGTTGTTGTTGAGCCAGCCATCTTCAAAGTCCATGTTGTAGGCGTTGTTGGCGGAGAACTGCGACCTATCGAGCTATCTACGTCGCCTTGCCGAAGGCAGAGCCGATCAGCGAGGAAACTGTGCGGGACCTACGCGGACGCTTTAGACCGGCGGTATCCGTTGTGCACATGGCGGCGACCTAAGGGTCAGCGGCTCGACCAGATTTTGCGCACAGACGAGAGGGCCTTGACCCTCACGCAGCGGGCGCGGTTGCTGACTTCTTCCAGGCATTTGCCTGCCGGCCGACAGAGGCCGTCATCTTCATCGCCCTGGCATGCTGTCCCTTGCTGATCAGCCCTCTGTTCGTCAAGGCTCTCAGCAGGTAATTCAGCATCCAGATGCTTTCCAGCAGGAGGTTGAGGTGGGGGAGTTTTTCACGGGCCATGTTGGCGCGCCCGATCAGCACCAGAACCTGCAGGCACTCGTCCCTGACTTTGGCTCCTACCACCTGCTTCAGGTCTCGCGGAATATTCCGCACCAGGTCAAGTGATAGGCCGAGCAGTTCCTCTGCCACCTTGTGGATTTCCAGTTCCGTATGCAGGGCCATCCTGGCCTCCTTGAAAAGCGAGGGCGCTATCGCGCCCAGAAATGAAGAATTGAATGATTAAAGGAATTTCCTGCGGACAGGGCGCACCAGGCGCTCGAAGGTCTTGACGCCGTTGCTGAGCCAGCCATCTTCAAAGTCCATGTCGTAGGCGCTGTCGGCGGAGAACTGCGAACTGGTCCAATGCCAGGGATTCGAGAAAACCCCCGCGACTGTAGTTTCTAGGAATGTCGCCTCTCGGCGGGACATCAGGTAGAAGTCCTTGTGCCCATCACGTTCGAAGTTGGCGCAGAATTGGGCGGCAGGGTGGTCATGCTCTCGGTTGCTGCTTACCAGGTAAGCGGTGTTCGCCTGGCCATCCCATGGGGATTTAGCACCGTCGAGATCCTGGCCGTAGCCACCCCACTCAAGATCGGCCTCGGCATCTTCGCCAGTCGGCACGATCAGGTAGTAGGGGCGGTCACCACCCTGGAACAGGCCGCTGTTCACGCCGCCTTCGCCAGGCCAATATTCGCCAATGGCCGGTACACTAGCCGCACTGCTGACTTGCTTGGCGGAACTGCCGAGCCCCGCGAGCACCTGCAGCGCAAGCTCCTGGCTCGGTGTCGAGAGCGTTGTTGTTCCGTCACTTACGGTTATCAGTTGCATGGAATGCTCCAGGAATCGAAATAGGTGCAGGCTGCCGGCGCTTCCCGGCGCGCTTCTGGTCTGAGCGACATCTAGTCGCCCCCGCGAATCGCCTGCATAAAAAGGAATGAAGGAGTGAATTACTGAATAGGAAGGCTGCGGACAGGGCGCACCAGGCGCTCGTCGTCCTTGACGAAGTCGCCGAGCCAGCCAGCTTCAAAGTCCATGAAGTAGGCGCTGTAGGCGGAGAACTGCGTGCTCAGGTGGTGCCAGCGATCCTCGCGCAGGGTCACCACGCCGTCGGCCTTAGCCGCCATCAACAGAGCGCCTTCGAGGTAGGACGGGATGTGCGCATCCAGCTCCAGAGCCTTGACGGCGATATCGCTACCGGCTTCGGCCATGGCGCGGGTATTGGCGGCGCCGTCACTGAGGCTTTTGGCGCCGGAAATGTCTTCGCCGTACTTGCCCCAGGTGCCGATCAGTTCGTTGTCGAGCAGCACCAAGGCGCGCTCTTCGCCGTTCAGCCAGTAGCGAGTGACGAAGGCGCCGCCGGCGAGAGGTTGGCCGCGCTCTGGCAGGTCGGCGGCGGCTACGGATTGCTGTGCATGTTGAGTCATGGTTTTCTCCGGGTATGCGCCGCCCTCCGTAACCGGATGCGCAGCGTGGGTAGGGGTTATGTTGGAATTTCGATTTCGTCTTCAGGTTCTGGCGGATCGTCGGCGAGCGACTTGCGGCCGGCCTCCCGAATAAGTCGCGACACCTTTTCAGTAATAACGAAAGGTGTCGTTTTGATTTTCAGCATCTTGGCCTGGGTTTCGTAGTCAGCCGCGATCAGGCTCATAAGCAGCCGCTGGTGAACGTCCTGCTGGTTGTTGATGCCGTGGGCTGCCATGACGCGCTTGAGGTCGGGCTTGAAAACGCCGGCGACCTCAACCGTGAACTTCTCGATGCCCAGGGCGGCAGCCTTCGCCGCTGCCTTTTCGCGCTTTCGGCGCTGCTTGAGCGCTTCCGCCGTCGGCTCCAGTGTTTCGGGCATGGCCTACTCCTTCAATTCCACTGGCCGGCATGTCCAGCCAGGTCTGTCGCTTGCGTTGTTGGGTGCGGAAACGTCTCACGCTGCTACCTTCACCTGATGCCAGGCGCCGGCAGCGGCAAACACTTTCGCGGCCTGCGCCTCGTCCAGCGATACCGAGCTTGGAATGGCAATCCAACCGTGCGCTACCAGGTGCTGCGGGTTGCAGCTGTCGCGCACCTGTGTGTAGTACTGCTCGATCGCCTCGGTGAGCTGTCTGGCGAGATACATCCCGTTTGGCGCGATCTCCAGTGACTTCAGATACTCGCTGCCGTCCTGCCTGACGCACATGCCGCTGATGTAGATCGTCCAGTTGTGGGCCACGTCGAAAATCGCATCGCACACCTGACGACTGCGGATGACTCGGCAAGTTTTCCAGTTGAACATCCACTGCCGACCGACCGGGTCGATGTTGACCACGCACACATGGTTGGTGCTGAGGATGGCGCGGCAGGAGCGTTCAATTCTGGCCTTGATGTTGTGGGGCTTTCGCTTGCTCTTGAAGTCACCTGTACATCCCCGCGGATGGGATAGTCGATTTCAAACTTCAGCAGAAGGCGGCTGAATGTTTTGTGGGTGATGCCAATCCGGCTCATAGCCTGATATCGCGAAAGGCCTATCTCCTTGAAGGCCATGATTCGCTCGGCATTCTTCTTGTCATCCGCCTCTGAGGCACGCTGCGGCCTGCGGTTGTTGATCGCCGGCTGAAACTTGAAGCCGCCCTCGACAGCAAGTCGCTGAAGTGTCCGTCGGGCCAGGCCGGTCTGTAGCTCAGCCTGGATATAGGTCGCTGTCTCGGACAGCTTGCGAGCCCTCTCCATCAGTTCGGACTTTTCCAGTTCCCGCTTGGCGGCACGCTCTTCGCGCTCCAGATCGCGCTGCGCCATCTTGTCGAGCCAGTTTTGTTTGGGTGGCTCCCTCTTCGGTTTGGCAGCCTTCATGCTTGGCGGTGGCTCATGCCTTGGCGGTGGCGGCTCGAAGGTCGGCCCCTCCAGCACTTGAATAGTCCCTCCTTTGCTCAAGAAGGCTTCCTGGAGCAACGCCAGCTTGTGGCGCTGCGGGTTGAGCATCTGGATCATGCTGAGCTCGGTGCTGATCATGGAGACCTCACTTGATGCGGATCGAGCTGTCGCCGCGCTCAAGGTGCGCCCAGGCCGGCTCTTCGATCAGTTCATGTTCTGCGTCTTCGCCGGCGGCCAAGCGCTTGCGAACCGCTTCGTTGTGCTCGCGGATTTCCTTGAGCTTGGCGGCGATGGCGACCTTGTCCGGCGCGATGCTGGTGCTCACCGCCGTCAGCTCGTCCGGCACCGCGTCCTCGTTGTCCACGATGACCTTCTCTTTGCCCTGGGCCAGGGTGATGGTGAACAGAGGCCGCCTGATCGTCTTGAGGTTGGCCGCCTCCATGTTTCGGCGAAGGTAGTCGTTGAGCTCCGCCACGCTGTTCGACTTGATGCGCTTGAGTTCTTCCAGGCGCTCGATCTCGTTTTTAATCGCAGTGACGTCGCTTTCGATATTCCGGCGCAACATGACGATGTTGTCGGCCTTCACTTCGAACTCGCCTTGGATCTCATCCATGGCGTATTGCAGGGCCTCTTTAAGGCCCTCGTCGTCGGTGTCAGCCATGCCTTGAAGCTCGGCCAGCTTGCCGGTGAGTGCATAGAGCTGGGTCATGCTGCATCCTCCTTGCTTGGTTCAAGAGCCGCTTTGCGCTCTTCAAAGGCGCGGGTGATGCGGGCGATAAACGTCGGCTCGTTGCGGCGGGTCGCCTCGCGGATGTATTTGACGTTGAGCATCTTCAGTTCGTGGCTGGTCACGGCCTTGCCGATCGTCTCGACGGCTGAGTTGAGCCAATCAAGGCGCTCCTGCTTCTGGCGCAGGATCTCGGCGTCTTTATCCACGGCCTGTTCAATGGCTTGTTCTTCCTTGAGCTGATCGACGTAGGTCTGATCGTCGAACAAGCCAAGGAAGACGTCCGCGCTGAAGCCAAGCATCGACAAGGCCTTCTTGATGGCGTCAGTGAGGGACTTCTTCGGCGCCTCGCCATCAGTAGTCATGCCGTAGCTGGTCTTGTATTGGTAACGGGTGCAGCCGTATTGCTCGATCTCGCCGCGCTGGCCGTCCTGGGTGAACCAGAGGGCGATCTTCAACGTGTGGCCGATCTCGCGACCAATGCAGGAACGCTTGTCGCCCTCGCCGATGTAGATTTCGTGGCCTTCATCGAAGCGCTCCTCGATGATCTTCCAGCCCCAGCCGATGCCGACCGGGCCGAACAGCTCGGTCGCCTTCATCACCATCGCGGTGCCGCTCAGGCTGGTGATGTCCTGGCCGTTGACCTTGGCTTTTTTGGTGAACCGGGTGTCGGTCTTCTCGACCTGCGCCCAAATCTGCATGTTTTTATCGGACATGACTGTTCTCCGCGCCACCGGAGAGGGGCGCTGTGTGGAAGGTTGGCGTTATTGAGTGATGCGGTCAGCCAATGCGCTCATCAGCATCAGGAAGGTCCAGAAGGTGATGGCCGAGAACGACCCGCGCCAGATCAGGATGCGCCTGGCGCGCTGATGGCCGGTCACCGGAACACCTGCGAAAGCTGAGGAACACTGCAGTTCGAATGCCTTTCCTTCACTACGGTGTAGGCGAGCAGGGCCGAAAGGATGGCGGCGGAGAGGATCCAGGTGAGTGCTTTCATGGCGCCACCTGCTGCCAGCCGGCGTCAATGGCCTTTCGGAACGTTTCACGCATTGCTTCAGGTACGTGATCCCAGCTCTCTTCCGACACGGCGAAGTAGACCGACAGATACATTTCCTTGGCTTTGGCTTCGCGCTCTTCCGCAGCGATCTGCTCTGGCGTGCGGATGTGGCGGAACTCAATCTTGTCTAGCCGAAGGCTCTGCTCGGTGCCGTCTGCATTTTGAAAAAATGCTCGCTTTTCGCCGTAGCAAAGAACTTTCACTTTGCTCCATGTGTCCCCCCATGCTATCCGGCGAACCTCGCACACTGCCCCAATATGGGGAAGGCCTTCGCCGGTCCATTGTTCCTTGATCAGGGCAGATTCGTCTTCTGGAGGGTGGCAGAATGTCCAGCCAATCAACACTTCCTCATGGGTACGCCCAAACGGCGACCATGACAGCCACGTGCAATGCCCGCCCTGTTTAAGCCATGTTTTCCTGATCGGACAGTAATGAGTGGCGCCTTTCGGCGCCTTGCTCCAATCTATATTCATGCCCTCACCTCGTAAGCGACAGTCCATTCACCACACATGCAGGCCCGGCCGCACCAGGCATGCACATTCGGGATTCCGGCGTCATGCGCCAGCGATAGGGCACCCAGCCACTTGGTGTGGGTGAAGGCCAGGATCATGCGGTCGGCGGGCAGCTCTTCGATTTGCTCGTCGATCAGGGATTTAACCGGTGCAGTGCTCATGACGACTCCTTGCGCCGGTCAACGATCTTGTTGAGGCGCCCGCAGTAGTGGTTGAATTCTTCGATGGTGATTCGATTGTCGAGCATCATTTCGGACAGCGTTTTCTGGATCATCACCGACCAGCTGACCGGTGTTTCCGGATCCTCGAGGGTGTCCAGCTCCTGGCCGATCAGGACGTGCGGACTCATGGTCACAATGCGTCGTCCTCTGCCTGGGCGATCAGTGCGTCATCAGCCAGCGCGCGCAGAAGTCTGCGGGCGATGATGCGCACCTGCTCCCTCGGGTCAGGCCCGGCCATCAGGTCTATTGCGCCGTCACGGGCCAGCGACTTGTCGCCGAACAGGCCACCGATGATCATTTCGCCAATGGCGCACGGGCTCTTGCAGGCGCTGGCTATAGCGTATTGCTCAACCTCAGCCGCGAAGTACTTGAAGGTGATGCCCTGGGCCGCATAGAGCCGGCGCTTGAATCTCACGTCGCTGCGACGATCGACAAGCTGCTCGACGGCGTTCTCGATCCATTCAGCCCGGGCCAGTTCCAGCGCCTCACCGTCATCCGGAGGCAGTCGGTTATCGTGGCGCCACTGGGCGTCCTGCATTGCCTGTAATGCGTTCATGGTTGCCTCCAGGGTGGCGGGTCAGTCAGTGGGCGGGGTGATAAAGGGCTGCCAATGGGTTACGCGATGCTCGAAACGAGAGCCGTCCGGGTAGCGCCAGTCGATGCCGTTCCAGTAGAGGAAGCGCGAGCCATTGGCGAACCGCTGTGCTGCTCTGGCGGGCGTATAGGCGATGACGTGGTGCTTGCCGCCGCCTTTCGGCAGGTCAGGCAGTCGATCACTGCACTTGATCCAATCGCTCATGGCGACCTCCAGTGTTTGGGGTTAGGCGGTGGCTGGAACGGCTTCACGAAAGCGTGAGGGGCTCCAGTCGCACGACTCGTCAGCCGGGATATGGCCGAACATCAGCGTGCAACGGCGGCAATGCACACAATCACCACAGGTCTTGCCCTCGGGCAGGTTCATCTGGTCAGCGTTGTCCGCTGACCGTGGATACGGCGCTCGTTGCTCGCTCATAACTCTCTCCATCTGGTTGATCCAACAAATTCCGGCTGCACACGATCCTTCCGCTGGTTGCCGTTGGGCGCGGTGTCATGTGCATGCGGGATTGGTCGGTTGTCTGTGGGAGCGAGAAGGGTGTTTCTCGCGTTGATTCTTTGGCCAGGGCCCGGAATAGAGCGGTTAACCTGTGGGAGCGAACTTGGTTCCGCATGTGCGGGCAGTGACGGGCAAACTTCTGGAGACTTGCCATGCTTTCACGGTCTGCCGGTTACGTCTCCGGCGCCGAGTTCCACGGCCGTGTCCATTTCACCCCGCCGTAAGACGTCCTCCAGCGGTTGATTTGATGCAGGTGGGCGGTTATAGGCCGCAGTTTCGTCCGCATCCGTCTGCCCACTCGTTGGAATGGACAGAGGTGATGCTTTACATGTCGTAGGGCGGCAACTCACCAATGCGCTTTTGCTTTTCGGCCTGAAAAGCCAGGGCCAAATCAAACGAGCGAGTGGCGACTTCCTGCGCGCCCAGCTCATCACCCCTTGAGAGAAGCCCAATCATTGCTGCTACCGCAAAGGCCTTCGTGTCTTCGAATTCATCACGCGTCATGGTCTTGCTCCTGGTTGATTTCCCGTCTGGCCCTGTCGCCAAGGCCAGCCAGTGAAATCTTCATGCCGCGAACAGCTCTTGCTGTGCTGGCTGTGGGGCGCAGCGTTGGAGCCCAGCACGAATGGCTGACTCCAGAAGCTCGGCGTCTTGCTCAAGCTCAGAGAAGGCCCCGGCGAACTCGCTCACCGCACCGCGAATTGCTGTCGCTTCACGCTGCAGTGTTGGGATCACGATGCTGCGCATGTTGCCGATGGTGCTGATGTCGTGGCTGCATTCCCGGCAAAGCCGGATGTAGTCGAGCATGTACTTAGGCATGTGCTCCTCCTTCTATCGAGATACTGCGCGGATGGTGGATAGCGGCACCTTGGCGTCGATCATCCGCGAAAGGCTGTAAGGCACCGTGCTGCCGTTCTTCTTTGCCAGCCGACATTGCCTGCGGCACTCCTTGTCGGCTGCCTCCTGATTGTTTGCACATCCGAATTTCTGCATTTGGTTTCTCCGGTCGTCATCCCAAAGCCCGCTCATTGAACGGGCTTCAGTGATGCTTTCCGCTTTGGGCGCTTCGTCTCGCCATTGATCCAGGCCTCCCAGGCTTTCTTGTCGATCAACTGACCTTCGTATTCATGGCCGCCGCAAACGTGGCAGTAGATGTGCTGGGTCTGCATCCCGAAGGACGACGTGTTGTTTGCGCCGCAGAGCTTGCAGCTCACGTCCGCCTTGCCAGCCAGCGGTGGGCGCCGGCCTCGGTCTTGAAGTTCTTGCTCGCGCTGAACGTCAGCGCCGTGAAGGTGCCGTCGGTCTCGCGAATCACACCGCGGCTGATCGTTTCGTTGTTACCCAGGTTCAAGGTCATCATTTCCGTGTCTCCGGTTGTTTTCCCAATGCACCCGGTTGCCCAGGTGCATCAGTGAAAAATTCCGTTCTCCACCACGCGCATCGCCGGATTCATATCTCTGGCCAGGTCACACATTTCGTGTCCGGTGTTCTTCCTGGCTGGCTTGCGTGGTTTCGCGTACTCACATCTGGTGAGCACGGCCAGTTCCAGAGCTGGCATGGCATCGACTATTTCTTGCTCGCACTTACCGGATGAAACCCGGGGTAGTCGATGGCGAGGATCCTGAGCTGTTAAAGAGCGGACGGACTGTTTAGGCCCTGGCGCCTTGTTGCTTGGCGTTGAGGTAAATTTAGAAAACTTAACAAGATTGGTCAAGCCTTATTTTTAGGAAACTTAACAAAAAGTTTAGAGACCTGAATTCCAGGCACAAAAAAGCCCGCACGATGGCGGGCTGATTGAAGGGGAGAGGTTACGAAGGGCTTCGGGAATACATCGCCCACCAGAACACGTGGCCGAGGATCACGATCTGCTGATCCTGGATGTCCTGAAAGGTGTAGTCCTCATCAGGGTGCTCATCGCGGTTGAAGCTGCGCAGGCGAATCCCGGTCGGGAGCCGATAAAGCTGCTTCACGCGGAGTTGGCCGTTGTGGTTGATGGCGTACATCTCGCCGTCTACTACGTCGCGCAAGGAGTTCTTGCCGACGTTGATGCCAACGGTGGCGCCGTCGCGCAGGACCGGAACCATGCTGTTGCCGCTGACCATGACGCATTTGGCGTTGCTGAACTGCACGTTGTTGTTGCGCAAGTCCTTCTTATAGAAACGCAGTCTGGCGCTGTCGCTCTCCTCAATCGCGAAGCGGCCAGAGCCTGCAGCCAGTTCGACCTCCTCAAGAAATGGTACGTAGACCTCGTCGTCATCGAGCGGGGTTTCGTCATCCCACGCAGCTATAGAGGACAGGCTGACTTGCCTCCCGGCTTGCACCGGCTCCGCTCCACTCGATAACCACTCCGGCGAGCAGTCCAAGGCCTTAGCCAGGGACAAAAGGTTCTTCCCCTTCGCCCCATTCGTTCCAGACAGCCAAAAGGAGACGGTCGTCCGAGAGACGCCTGTCCGTTCGCTTATGTCGGTCGCACGTAGCCCCAGGGCCGCCATGCGCTCTTTAACTCGTTCGCTGAAATTCATGGTTAAGGATTCTAAACATTGGGCAGTTTAGATAACTTGCCTTTTCTTGTTAATATTTCTAAACTCCGGTGCAGTGAAGTGGAGAAACCTTAAATGACCTATGACCAAGCCCTGCAATTCTTCGGTACGCCCGGCGCCATCGCTGATGCATTGATCGTCACCCGGAGCCGCGTCTCGCAGTGCCGATCCGCCGGCGGCTTCTCCTACCCAATGCAATGCGTGTTGGAGAAGGAATCCGCTGGGAAGCTCACCGCGAGCCGCCTGGATGACCCTGCCAACTCGACTAAAAAATCTGCCGCGTAACCCACCTTGCATGCTCAAAGGAGCAATAAATGTACGACTTCCGCAAACACCTGAATCACAACGAAACAAAGGTTCGGCTCAACGACGAGTACGACGAATACCTGCGCTCCCTGGCAAAGATCCATGGCACTCAGAAGGCTGTCATTGCCCGCGAAATTCTCAAGGCTGCGATTCAGCAGATGAGGGAAGAGCTTACCCGTACTCAAGACATGGCCTGAAGGCCCTTATGGAGGCTTTATGCCTGAAACAAATTGCGAGTTGTCCTTGAGGCAAATCGCTGATGACGAAGACCTCCAATTCCTGGTTGAGGCCGCCGCCCAGCTTGGGATTCCTGTTGAGCAACTGACCAAGGAGGCTATTGAAAAGCACATCGCTGATCGCACAAGACCAAAAACGATGAAAGGGACTGTTCAGGCCTTTCGGCTCCCATACCGGCCATCAAAGGCCAGGACTGATAAGGGCCTCAAAGATGAAAAACGGTAAATCGGACGCACAAAAAAGCCACCGGGCAAGGGTGGCTTTTCGTGCAGCACATACAACAACGTTCTGGAGCTGATTATGCACAGTTCAATCAATACCGGCAATACCCCGGCCAATGTCGCGACACGTTTCGCCGGATCTGAAAACGTGTCGCGCACTATGTCATCGGTGGAAATATCAAAGCTGACCAAGAAGCGTCACGACAACGTGAAGCGGCTCATCGAAGACTTGGCCCAGGGTGGATTGGTCCACCCTCAATCTGAGGATGAATGGTCCACGGACAAACTGGGCCGGCCTCGCGCCACCAGGATCTACAACGTGGGTGAGCGTGACAGCTACGTCATCGTCGCCCAGCTCTCGCCAGAGTTCACCGGAAAGTTGGTTGATCGCTGGCAGCACCTTGAAAAGCAGACTCAAAAGCCCGAGCTGCCCGCCAGCGTGAAGGTCGTCGGTGAGCTGGCGATCATGGAGTGCTTCACCAGACTGCTGAAGCCCGCACCATCAAGCCAAATGATGATGCTGACCAAGATCGCACAGAACAACGGCCTCGACCCTAAATTCCTCCCAGGCTACGCCATCGACGCCGCTCCAGACGCGACTGGCGGATCTTCGATGGAAACCAAGCCCATCACCGACCTCATCAAAGAAAACGGGATAGCCAGCACGGCCGCTGCGTTCAACCGCTTGTTGGCTGCCAATGGCTTTATCAAGAGGTGCCAGCGCAACAGCACCAAGCGCGGCGTCGTCGATTTCTGGTCGGTGACTGATAAGGGCCTTCGCTACGGCAAGAACCTGACCAGCCCCAACAATCCACGCGAGACCGCACCCCACTGGTACGTCGATCGCTTCCTTGAGCTTGCCGGCCTGGTCGGCAAAGGCAGCAAGTAATGGCCGGAGATTGGATCAAAATGCGAATCGACCTTCAGACGCATCCGAAAGTGTTCCGCATGGTGTCCGCATTGCAAGCGGACAGGTTGCGGATTATCGGCGGACTGCATGTTGCCTGGAGCATCTTCGACACCCATTCGAGCGATGGTGTTTTGGTGGGTTACACCGTGGATGCGATGGATGCTGTGGTGGGCTGGCCGGGCTTTACCCAGGCCATGATCGACGTTGAGTGGGCCGCCGTCGAAGACGATGGGAGCCTTGTAATGCCTCGCTTTGACGAGCACAACGGGGCCAGTGCCAAGCGCCGCGCCAACGACGCCGAACGTAAGCGCAACGACCGGAAAAACCCTGTCCGCAATTTGTCCGCTTCAGATGCGGACAGTTTGCGGACCAGAGAAGAGAAGAGAAGAGAAGAGAAGAAAGAGCAAAATCAAAAGCAAGGTGCTGGCGCACCGGCGAAATCTTCGAAGTTCGATCCCCTGACTGCCAAGCCCGAGAACGTTTCCGAAAAGGCCTGGGCCGACTGGTGCCAGCACCGCAAGGAAATCCGCAAGCCGCTAACCGCCAAGAGCTGTGAGCAACAGGCCAAGTCGCTGGTGGGCCATTCAGCCCCGGACCAGGTGCTTGCAATCTCAATTGCCAACGGCTGGACCGGGATATTTCCGGAAAAGGCCATCGGCAACGTCCACCCGTTTCCGGCATCCCGCCACACCGGTTTCGAGAATCGCAACTACACGGCGGGCCTTACGCCTCGTGGGGATGGCACCTATGACTTCTAGCCCGAAGCAGGTCGACCTGACCATCAACGACATCGAGAAGCGCTTTGGCGTAATCGGCAAGCAGCCGGCCACCTGTCCACACCACGGTGAATACGCCTCGGTCATCCGCAAGAACGCGGATAGGGCGTCTGGATGCCCGGATTGCGCCGACAAAGCTCGCCAGGAGCGCGACGAGGAAGAACAGCGGGCAACGTATGCCCGGATCGTCGAACAGCGCCTGGAGCGCAAGCTGGGGGCCTCCCTGATCCCGAAACGGTTCATGGGGAAGAACTTTGCCGACTTCCGTGCCGAGACGGCGGCCCAGAAAGCCAACCTCGCCATGTGCATCGAGTACGCCGAGACGTTCCCGCAGCACCTGGAAGAGGGCCGTTGCATCGTCATGACCGGCACGCCCGGCACTGGCAAAACCCACCTGGCCGCCGCCATCGCCGGCTTCGTGATCGTCAACCACAACGCCACAGCCGTGTACCGCACCGTTGGCGGACTGCTGCAGTTCATCAAGGGCAGCTATGGCGACCGCGCCGAATACACCGAGGCTGAGGCATTCGCCAGCCTGGTCGAGCCATCCCTGCTGATCATCGACGAGGTTGGAGCCACCAAGCCATCCGAGTTCGAGCTGGCGACCCTGTTCTCCGTGATCAATGGCCGGTACGAGGCGCAACTGCCAACCATCGTGATTTCCAACATTGACGCCAAGGAGTTGGGCGCCGTGCTGGGTGATCGCAGCGTGGATCGGCTGAGGGAAGGCCGAGGCATTGGCCTGGTATTCGAAGGCGCCTCAGAGCGCAGCAAGCGGAGGGCTTCCTGATGAAACGAGCATCCCCAGTACAGCTACGCCAATCCCTTGAGGTAGCCAACACCCTGGTCAAGCACGGTATCCAGTTCGTTTGCGTGCCAGTAATCGACGAGGCGGACGCCATGAACCTTGCCGGCCAGGCTGCCCAGCGGCTGGAGCGGTTGGCGTATATCGCGGAAGCGCAGGAGAAGCGGACATGACCGACAAGATGCGTGAAGAGTTTGAAGCCGCAGTGCTGAGTGAGTACCCGAATCAAAACATGGGCAAGTTCGCCACTGGTGAGTACCAGAGCACCACGATTGAGCATTGCTGGTGGGCATGGCAGCAATCCCGCAAGGCGCTGGTGGTCGAGCTGCCTGAGCACTACCAATACGACAGCCCGGGAGAAGTAATTCCAGTCCTTAAGGATTGCCGCGCAGCCATTGAAGCCGCTGGCGTGAAGGTGTCCCAATGAATCTCTTGGCAGAAAACATCGGGCAAATCCGCGAGCTGGTGCGCAGTGGCTATCCGCTCAAAGCGCGTGACGCCAAGGACTTGCTGGGGCACAACGACCACCTGGTCGAACTGCTGGAAGCTCGAGGCCGTTTGATGCTCGGCGTAGAGATCGAGCGCGACCAGCTCAAGGCCGAAAACGCCGGCCTCAAGACCGGCTACCAAGCCTACGAGCGGGTGAATGCTGAGCTGAAGGCTGAGGTTGAGGGCCTGCGCACAGCGCTGACCTACATCCGCGACAGCTCGGATGACTGGCATGTGTGCGAGAAGGCCGCCGATGCGCTGGCTGACGCCTCCATGGGCAAGGGAGAGCAGTCATGACTCCCGAGTACACGCTTCGCGACCAGCGCGACGTCAACCGACTGACCGGCGTGCTGCACGCCATCGACCTGACCAAACCGAAGGTGGTGGTGATCCGCGACGAGAAGCGCCCGGACGTCTGCAATCGGAAGATGTGGGCAATGCTCAAGGACGTCTCCAGCCAGGTTGAGTGGTACGGCAAGAAGCTCAGCGACGAGGACTGGAAGCACGTCTTCAGCTCTGCGCTCCAGAAGCAGGACGTGGTACCAGGCATCGACGGCGGCTATGTCGTCCTGGGCGTCTCCACCCGCAAGCAATCTCAGAAGTGGTTCGGCGACCTTTTTGAACTGATGCACGCCTTCGGCGCCGAGCATGGTGTCCGCTGGACGGAGCAGGACAAGTGGGGAGGGCGCTACTGATGCTCGTCGCCAAACAACCCCGCGCCAAGAAGTGCCGAGTCGCCGAATGCGGTGCCCCATTCGTCCCTCAGCGCCTCGGGCAGCGTGTATGCAGCCCGGCCTGCGCAATCCTCGATGCGCCAACCAACCATGCGAACCAGGAAAAGGCCCGCAAGTCCCTGGCCCAGGTCGAGCGCCGGGAGATCAAGGTTCGCAAGGAGAATCTGAAGAGCAGGGCGGATCACCTGCGCGAAGCCCAGGCTGCGGTGAACGAGTACGTCCGCCTGCGCGATGCGCATCTGCCTTGCATCAGCTGCGACTCGCAGCCCAACGACAACGACCTGATGACTGGCAGCCGGTGGGACGCCGGACACTACCGATCCGTCGGCGCTTGTCCGGAGCTGCGCTTCGAGCCACTGAACATCCACCGCCAGTGCGTGAAGTGCAACCGCAACCTTTCCGGCAACGCGGTCGAGTACCGCATCCGCCTGGTGCTGCGCATCGGCGCCGACAAGGTGGCCTGGCTGGAGGGGGCTCACCCGGTCCGCAAGTACACCGTGGAAGAAATCAAGGCCATCAAGGCTGACTACCGGGCCAAGACCCGCGAACTGAAGAAGGGGCACGCAGCATGAAAATCAACTCAGCGCGCCAGGCTTGGCATGACTGCAATTACAACCCGGCCCCGGGCCAGACATCCGACGTGGTGCAGCTCGGTGTGGTGGTACAGAACACGGAGCGCGGGCCCACGGCAAACCATGCCGTCCATGGCGCCCTGGCCGGTCACATCCAGTCGGCAATAGCTCGGCTCCACCCGCAGATCCGCGTGTTCGGGGATTACATGTACGCCGCTGCCCAGTGCGACGACATCCGGGAGGCAGCAGAGGAGGTGGTGTTCCTGCTGGTGCAGAATAGGTCGCCACGGATGACGGCCGCCAAGCGCGAGAAGCTGGAGTATGTGGTGAAAGGAGTGCTGCGCCGGTACCGCCATATGCACCAGGGCGGACAGTCAGCCAACGAAGATCCGCTCGCCAACGCCGAGAAGTTTCGGGCCTGGATGTGGCAGGTCTACGAGGTGCGCCTGGAGTCGTGCAATTGGGAGCGAGATTGGGGCGGTGTTCTGCAGTTGATCTTCGAGTGCTGCGAGGATCTGGACCGGCGAGCGCTGAGCCCGATAGCCGCGGTGATTTACGAAATGCGCGAGGCCGCTTGAGGGCCTATTGCGTTCCCGTGCGGCTCATGGCATGATTTCGCCACTGTTAGAGTTTTGCCTTCGGCAACTTACTCAAATCCCCATGGAAACCCGGCCCTTGCGCCGGGTTTTTGCGTTTTCGGCTCCACCACACCCATTGCCCCGAGCTGGGAGTGCTGCTGGAGCTGATCTATTCCTCGCTGCTCCCCAGCGCTTGGCCGATCACACCGGCCCTTTTATTCCGGTACCGCCCATGACTGAAGTATCGCGCATTGCAGACAGCACGACGTTCAAGGTCGCTGTTCCGATCCTGCAAACGATCTTGTCGGCCGGTGCCATTGGAGCGTTCGTCTACGTGGTCGGTTCGCTCGGATCACTCCAGATGCAGCTCGCCGCCTACCAGACCAATCAAGCCCTGATCGGGCAGAGGGTTGACTCTTTGGAGCGCTCCCGGGAGTCGACGGACAAGTTGGTCGACTCCCTTCGCGTGAGCACCCAGCGCCAGGAGTTCAAAATCGACCAGGTAGGGGAGAGCCTGAAGGCCCTCGTCCAAACAGGTAGACCCAAGTGAGTCGCCTGCTGATCGTCCTCATTCTGCTCACAGGCTGTGTGCACAAGGAAGCGATCCAGGAGCCGCCGAAGGTTCAGCGCATCACCGTACACCGCTATGTCAGCGAACAATGCCAGCCAGGCCAAGAAGAGCGCCTACGCGAGGCCCTGAAAAGTGCCAGAGAGTGGAGGCGCTATGCCGAAAGCCTGGAGAAATTGCCCGAAGCGAAGACGACCCATGAAATTAATCCCTGAGTGGCGAAAGGCCTGGCGCATGACCAGCGTGCAGTTGGCGATTGTTGGTGTGGCGCTCAATGCTGCGGCAACTGGGTGGTCATCGTTCCAGGGCCAGGTTGACCCGATGGTCTACGCCATCGTGAACATGGTGCTCGGCATCTCGGTTGCAGTGTCGCGGGTAATCAAGCAGCCGAAGCTGGCTGACCAGCCTGAGCAGCCCGAGTAAAGCGCGACACGTTTCGCGCATCAGCAAATTGTGTCGCGACACTGGAGAGCACGCCATGGCGAAGATAAGCATAAGCATTGTCGTCAAGCGCTCCTGGTGGGTGGACCCATACCTATCGGCAGTAGCGGCATTCAGTCATCTGACGGGCTTCGAGCCTGATTACGACAAGGTCGTCTCCATGGCAATGCGCGGGATCAGCATAAAAATGGTTGACAATCAATGACCACATCATTACCGCGAATTAAGATCCGTGGCGGCCAGGTCGTATCGACTGACAGTCTTTCCAACATGGTCGCTAACATCGGAACCAATCGAGACAAGCGCACCCACAACGCATTCGGCTTTGAGTTCGTCAACCAGATCGAACTGGAGGCGGCGTATCAGTCCAACTGGATCGCCCGCCGGATCGTGGATAAGCCGAACGAAGACGCGCTGCGTGAGTGGCGTGCATTCAGCGGCAAGCAGGCCAAGGATATCGCGAACGAAGAGCGGCGCCTGGGCGTGCAACAGGCCTACCTCGACACCTGCTGCTGGGCCGACCTGTACGGCGGCGCTGCCATGCTCATGGTGACCGGCCAGGACCTGAGCCGTCCGCTCGACCTGGACAAGATCAAGAAAGGTGGCTTGAAGAACCTGGTGGTCCTCGACCGCTGGGACATTCAGCCCACTGAATTCAACCTGACTGACCCGCTCAAGCCGAACTGGATGCTCCCCGAGTACTACATGATGGTGAACGGCGAGCAGAAGATTCACTACAGCCACATCATCCGCCGCACCGGGGCCCGCCTGCCGCGCCGCATGCGCATGTTCGATCAAGGCTGGGGTGACAGTCGCCTGCGCCGCTGTATGTCCGACCTGCGCGATGTGGTGGCGACCAAGAGTGGTATTGCGTCCCTGGTGCTCGAGGCGAACGTCGACACGATTAGCGTTAAGGGTCTGAAAGGTGCTTTGGCGAGCGCTCAATGCGACAGTGTCACCGAGCGTTACCGCTTGTTCGGCATGATGAAGTCGATCGTTAACTTGGGCCTCCTGGATGCCGAGAGCGAAGAGTACGACCGCAAGAGCGTGGCCTTCTCGGGTCTGAGCCAAATCATGGAGCAGTTCATGGTATGGACGGCCGGTGCCGCTGAAATGCCAGTGACTGAACTTTGGGGCCAGTCGGCCGCCGGGCTCAGCTCCACCGGTGAAGGTGACCTGAAGACCTACCACGGCACCATCAAGGGCAAGCAGGACGGTCAGATGCGCCTGGACCTGGAAGCCCTGGATCAAGTGTTGATCCGCTCCGCCCTGGGCACGTACCCGGATGACATTGAGTTCGAGTGGAATCCACTGGCCCAGACCTCCGGCATCGAGCAGGCGCAGGAAGACCTGGCAGACGCTCAGGCCGACTCGCTCCACATCGAGAATCGTGTGATTCGCCCAAGCCACGCCATGCGCCGCGCTCAGGCGAAAGGCACCTACGCCATCACCGACGAGCAGATCGCTGCTCAAGAGAAGATTGAGAAGGATCAGGACAATGGAGAATTCGACGACGGCAAAGGCCTCCCGGGTTTCTCCCTTGATGAGCCTGATAGAAGCAAACAAGAAGCTGATGGAGCTCCGACCAAAGAAACCCCGAGGGCCTAAACCGGTCCTTCCGAGCCAGGAAGCTGAGCGCTACTACCGTGGTCAGCTTCGGGGCTTGGTGCGGCTGATGGCTGCCGAGCTGGTCAAGGCTGTTGAGCCTGAGCTGAAACGCCTGAAGCGTGACTACATCGGCGATGCCATGCCGACATTGGACGGCTGGACCGACGAGATCCTGGCAGCAATACGTGGGGTGTCTCGCCGGTTCAACTCGTCCCTGTTCGAGGCGCAGATTCAGCGTGTGGCCGCCAGCACGGTGAGTCGCGCAGAAGCCGACAACGCGGAGGACTTCCGCAAGTCGGTCAACCAGGCCGTTGGTGTGGACTTCGACCTGATCGCCCGGCCGAAGGGAATGCAGGACTACCTGGAAGCCTCCACGGCTGAAAACGTCAACCTGATCAAGTCCATCCCTACTGAGTACTTCCAGAAGGTGGAGACGATCGTGCTGGGCGGTATGAAGGATGGGCTTGCTCCGTCGGCCATCGCCAAGCAGATCCAGGAAGAGACCGGTGTCAGCGCCAGGCGGGCCAAGCTCATCGCGCGGGATCAGGTGTCACAGCTCAATGCTGACCTGACGGAGAAGCGCCAGGCCGCTGCCGGCATCGAGTTCTACAAGTCCGAGGATGCCGGCGATCAGCGTGTCTCTGGCGCGCCAGGTGGCAAGTACCCCAACGCCAAGATCAGTTGCTACGGCATCGCCCGTCAGGACATCGGCTACGGCCCTGGTATCTACAAGGTCGGCGTTGGTGCGTCGTGGGGTGGCAAGACTGGATTAAAGCCAGGCAAGCACCACCCGCTCTGCCGCTGCATCGCCATCGCCATGATCCCGGGCGTGAACTACTTCCCCGATAAGGGCTGACCATGAAACGAATGACCATCGACGAGGCCTTCAAGCCCACGTCGCGAACACTCACGCCCGAGGGTTTCCTCTGCGTGAAGGGCATTGCGGCCCGGACAGGTGTTTATCAGTACCTGTCGAGCGAACTGGATCTGGACGGGCCCGAGCGCATCGTCAACGTCTACCGGTCCCCCGAGGAAGTGTTCTCGCCTGAATCCATGGCGACCTACCTCGACAAAGACGTGACCAACGACCACCCGGACGACTTGGTCGATTCGACCACCTTCAAGGAAGTGTCGGTCGGCCATGTCCGCGGTGTCGAGCGTGACGGCGACAACCTCATCGTGGACATGATCATCAAGGATCAGTCGGCCATCGACGACATCCAGTCCGGCAAGGCCGAACTTTCCCCTGGCTACCTCGCTGAATACGTGGAAGCCCCCGGCATCGCCCCCGACGGCACCGCCTACGAATACGAGCAGCGTGACATTCAAATCAATCACAACGCCGTTGTAGAAGCAGCGCGGGCCGGAAAGGTCGCCCGCATTTTTGACCACAAACCGAAAGGTATTACCCATATGGCGACCCGGAAAGTCTTTCTGGACTCCAAGAAAAGCCGCTCCATCATCCTGGACGAAGAGGCCGCAACGGTAGTCGAAGACGCCGTGTCTGCCTTGCAAAAGTTCGCAGATGAAGAGTCGGAACGCGCAGACAAAGCTGAAGCCACCAAGGACGAAGCCGAAGAGAAGCTGGAAGAGGCCAAGAAGGAAACTTCCGACGCCGCTATCGGCCTGCGTGTCAAAGCCACCCTCGACACCATTGCTCTGGCCTCCAAGGTCGTGAAGTCCTTCGACGCCAAAGGCCTGGTCTCCCCCCTGGAGATCAAGCGCGCCGCAATGGCTCAACTCAAGCCGACCCGCGATTGGGCTGCCAAGTCCGAGGCCTACGTGACTGCCGCGTTCGACGCTGCCGCTGATGAGGCGGACGAAGAAGACGAGGACGACAGCACCAAGACCAACGACAGCCTGAAGCAGTTCGCCCAGGACGCTGCCAAGCGCGGCCTGAAGCCGACCACTGACGGCTCGGACTCCTACAACAAGTTCCTGCGGGGTGAGAAGTAATGGGCACTGCAATTGATACCTTCGGCCAGTACGCCGGCAAGGCCTACGAAGGCCAAATCAATGACCTGAGCATGGCGGATGTGACCACCGCTGTTGCCACGGTCGCCATTCCGTTCGGTCGCGTCGTCGTGTCGGACACTGCTGATCGCTCGGGCAAGCTGCCTGCCGCCGGCGCCGGTTTCTTCCTCGGTATCTCGGTTCGCAAGCCTGTGGGCGTGAGCGGTAGCTACCTGACCGGCCAGGTCTCTGACAGCGGCAATGCCGTCGGCGGCTACCGCGCTGGTGAAGAGGTCAGTCTGCTGGCCCACGGCCGCATCTGGGTCAAGACCCTGGCCGGTGCCGTCAAAGGCGCCCAGGTCTACGCGCTGCCGACTACCGGCGAGATCACCAACGCCGCGACCGCTGGCAACCACGTCCTTGCCGGCTGCACGTTCCTGACGGCCGCCGCCGCCGGTGAACTGGTGCTGGTAAAGATCAAAGCCATCGCGCCTACCACCATCGCCGCTTAAGGATCAGATCGAATGAAGACTTTCGACGCTTCCCCCCAGGCGCAACTGGGCTTCCTGATTGGTCAACTGACCTACGTTGAACAGGAAGTCCTGCGCCAGCCATACCCGGAAATCAAATACCCATCGATCCTGTCGGTGGACACCTCGGCCCCTGACTACGTTGAATCGATCGCCTTCAAGGTGCTCGACTACAAGGGTGAGCCGGCGCCAATCGGTGACACCTCGCACGACTTCCCTCTGGCCGAGATCGCGGCCAAGGTCGGCGGTGTGGACGTGGTCCAGGCTGGCCTGGGCTATGCCTACAGCCAGATCGAAGTCGGCAAGGCCCAGGAGATGGCGAATACCGTCGGCTTCGGCGGTGCCATCAACTATCTGGCCGAGAAGCCAATCGCGACCCGCACCCTGACCGAGCAGTGGCTTGACCGCGTTGCTTTCGTAGGTGATGCGCGCTGGCCTTCGCTGGCTACCGGTGGACTGCTGAAGTACCCAGGCGTCCCCGTCGTGGCTACCGGCACCCTGCTGGGCGGCGCGAACAAGACCATCGCGGCAATCCTGGCTGGCGGCGGTGAAACGGCGGCAAACGAGATCCTGACCCTGCTGAACAACGCGATCCTTCGCGTGTACAGCACTCAGACCAACTCGATCTTCCGCCCGACGCATATCCTGCTGCCGCTGACCGAGTACGGCCTGTTGGTCACCTTCCGTATCCCGAACACTGCGGAAACTCTGATCAGCTACCTGGAGCGGGTGCTGAACATCACCATCGAGCCAATCCTGCAGGCGGCCACCGCCGGCGTGGGCGGCGTCAACCGGATGATGGTCTACACCAAGAATGCCCAGTTCGCCAAGTTTCACCTGCCGATGCCGTTCACCCTGAACGCACCGATCCCGACGCATGGCGGCCTGAAGTTCGAGGCTGCTGGCGTGGTGCGCACTGCTGGTACCGAGCTGCGTGTTCCGATGTCCCACCTGTACGTTGACGGCGTTTAAGGAGGTCACATGGCTGCGAAGAAAAAGCAAACCAGTGAATCCTCTTCGTCGGAAGCGACGGTCTGGACCAACGTCAGCAAGAACCCGGTGATCCTGGGCGACGGCAGCACTGTTGGGGCTGGTGAGCAAACCACCCCAGAGCAAGCTGATTTCGCCGAGGGCTCGCTGTGGGAGGAGCACGGCATTCTGGTCTCCGGCGCGCCGGCGCTCATGGATGACGGTGCGGACCAGATTGCGGCGCTGTCTGCCGAAGTCGAAACCCTCCGGGCTCAACTGGCTACCTTTGGCAGCGAGAAAGAAGCGCTGCTGGCTCAAGTCGAAGAGCTGAAAAAGCAGATCCCTCCGAAAGAGTGATCTGAGCAAAACCCAAATAGCCCCGCCCAGTGCGGGGTTGTTTCATTCTGGAGTCTGACCCGTGGCCGAACTTACCATTGAAGTGACGCCGGAGATCATTGTGGACTTCCGAGCGTTCTACGAAGAATTTTCCGACAGCGCCGTCTGGTCTGATACCAAGATCACCCGGGCGCTGTACATCGCACGCGGCGAGTTTGGCGGCTGTGCGAACTGGGGCGACTACAAGCCCTACTCATTCTTCCAGCGTGGCTGGTTCGCCCTGGCGGCGCACTACCTGACCTGGAACAAAGCGACAACCGACGCGACGACCGAAGACGGCAGCGCATCGACCCCCTACGCAGTCGCCAGCAAGGGCGTGCGGGATGAGTCGGTGTCCTACGCCATCCCGGCAGCCAACAACAGCCTGACGACGTGGGAAGCGGCCCTGGCCCTTACTCCATACGGAGTCGAGTACCTGCACCTGCGCTCGCGGGCTGGCATGGGAGCGATCTGCGTATGATCGAGCCAACCGTCAGCCTGGTTAACACTCAGCAGGTAGAGCAAGCCCTGAAGGACCTTGCCAAGCGCCTTGAGGGGCACACTCGTGTTCTCGTCGGCGTGCCGAAGGGTGCGGGAACCTACGAGGACGGCCTGACCATCGCGACCGTGGCCGCAGTGAACAACTTCGGATCGGCTGATGGGGTTATCCCCGAGCGGCCCTTCCTGGTGCCGGCCATCACCAAGGGCGCGCCGCAGTACCAGCGCCTGGCCGAGGTGATGATTCCGAAGGTGCTTTCCGGGTCCATGACCATGACCACCTTGCTCGAGCAAATGGGCAACTTGGCCGAAGGGCACGTCAAGCAGGAAATAACCGAACTCCGAACCCCGCCCAACGCCGCATCAACCATCGCGGCCAAGGGGTCGGACAACCCGCTGATAGACACCGGTGCGCTGCGCCAATCCATCCGCTACGTCATCGACGACACCGGCGAACAACTCGAAGAGGGTCTGTGATGAAAGTCAAAATTGGCGATACATGGTATTCCGCCGAGGACCAGCCCATTTCTGTGATGTTCGAAGACGAAGAGTTGGAATGCATCAAGCAGATGGATCGAGATAGCTCGCCAAACCTTCGTTTTACTGCTGGGCGCCTGGATGACCAGGAGCTGCTCGACTGGGCGAAATCCTGATGGGCCTCAACATGCGCGGCCACGTCAGCGGGCCATTCGTCACGCACCCGGGCGTCGTCCTGAACCGCTACACCAGCGAGATCGTCGACTTCGAGCCGGTCCTGACCATCAGCTACACCGACACATTCAACGCCAACGTGCAGCCGGTGAGCGACAAGGAGATCGAATTCCTCCAGATCGGCGCCGAGCGCATCAACGACGTACGGGTGATTCACCGCAATGACGGCAAGGGGATCGAGGTCTCCACCCCGGGCAAGCTGGCCGACATCCTGGTCTTCGCCGAGACGCCCGACAAGCCGGCCACATGGTGGAAGTCCATCGCGACTGATTATCGGCCCTGGCACAACTTCTGCCGCGCCGTTGTCGCCAAACTGGACCCGGCTGAGATCGCACGACTGGAGGGCATCACAGATGCTTGACGTCAAAGCGCTATCGAAGGCCGTGTGCAATGTCGTTGTAGCGGTGACCGGGCTACCGGCAAACAAGGTGATCATCGGCGATAACGGGATCGACGCCCCGACCGGCAGCTACTGCGCCGTGCGCCTGCAAAATCCCGAGCAATGGGGTCAGGCGCTCAACTCGCAAACCAACGTCCCGGCCCTGGATGACCCTCAATACGAGGACATCATCGCCAAGGTCGCCACCCAGTTCACGCTGGGTTTCAGCATCAACTTCTACCGGGCCGGCGCCGTGATGTATGCCGCCGCACTGTGCGAAGCAAACAAGCGCGAGCTGGTGAAAACCATTCTGCGCACCGCAAAGCTTGGGTGGTCCCGCGTGTCACCAATCAACAACCTGACCGGCCTGTATCAGGCGGCCATGGAAGAACGCGCCCAGCTCACCCTCTATCTGTATGGCGAATCCATTGCCGAGGACCGCATCCAGCGGATCTATCGCGCGGGCTTCTCCGTGGAAACCGAACAATCTGGCGCCGTCGCGCAAGGGGAAGTAAATGGCTTATCCGGCTGAAAGCATCATCAACATCGACACGCTGATCAGTTCGGCCGGCCTTGGCACTGCCAACTTCGGCGCGGGCATGATCTTCGCTGACTTCGATTCGTCCAGCGATGTTGGCTTTGTCGAAGGCACCTATCGCGATTACGGCTCAGCCGCTGCGGTGGCCGTGGACTTCGACATTGCGTCCGACCCATACAAGGCGGCCCTGGCCTGGTTCTCGGCCCTGCCAAAGCCTAAATCGCTGCGCATCTACCTGCGCGTCGAGCTGGACACCGCCGTTCAATCCTTCAACGACGCCATCAACAAGCGCATCTGGTTCTACTGGTTCGAGTTCGAAACCTCGATCCGGGCCGTTGATGCGGACGTCCTTGCGCTGGTCGAGGCAGCTGACGCTGCCGGTAAGTTCCTGGCCTTCACCACCAACCAGGCCACTGTGCGCGATCCAGCGGTCACCACGGATATCGTGAGCAAGGCGTTTGTCCAAGGATCGCGCCGGATGTTCATCGTCAGCCATGCCACTGAGCTCTACGCGGGCTTCGAGCTTGCTGCGGTGTTCAGTCGGGTCAACTTCAACGCAGCGAACTCGACCATCACTGGCGAATTCAAGAAGCTGCCAGGTATCGACGCCGAAGACCTGACCCAGACCGCCTACTCTGCGATGAAGCAGAAAGGCGCCGTGTTCTACACGGTGGTGGAGACCGGTGGCGAAAGAGATATGGGCCGGGTTATCAACTCGAAGTCCACGTCGACCTTCGGCGAGTTCATCGACGACGTATTCAACCTCGATGCTTTCGTCAACTACCTGACCATCAACCTGTACAACGCGCTGACCAAGGTGCCGACCAAGCTGCGCCAGACTGCCGCCGGCCAACAAGTGTTGATCGATGCGGCCTCGCAGATCGGCGAGCGCTTCATCGACAACGGCTACCTGGGCGAGCGCTTCTACCCGAGCGATGAAACCGGTGAACAGGTCCTGAGCCGCGGTTATGAAGTACTGACCAAGGCCGAAGACATCCGCAACATCACCGATGCAGAGCGAGCTGATCGCCAGGCCGCGCCGATCATTATGCGTCTGTTCCGTGCCGGCGCCATCCATGCCGTCGACGTGACGGTTCAAGTTGAATAAGGGGCGCTGAAAATGTCTTTAGCTGATCTTTCTGTAGAAAACACCATCGTGGTCATCACTGGCGTTGGCGTTCTGGACGACTGGGGTCGCACTGACCCGCCGTTCACCGTCGAGCACATCGATGATGTGGCGAACCTTAGCCGCGGGCTTGGGGGGAACGCTGTGCGCTTCCACCGCAAGAACCCAGGCCTACGCCTGACGGTGAATCTGATGCCCGGAAGTCCGCAAGCCCTGGCCTTGCAATCGCAGATCACTGCTAAAGCTGAAATCTCCGGGTCCTACGCCTCGATCGCAGGCCTGGAAGGTGCGGTGTTCAGCGAGGGAGTTGCAACTCGCGGCAAGTCAATGGCCCGTGGCGGCCCTGGCATGAATGACGCGACCTTCATCATGGAATTCAACAAAGGCGTGATCGTATGAGTTCGGCAGAAGCCTACATTCGCACCGTCGAGCACGAGGGTGTGACCTACCGGTTCGCCATGCCTAGCGCGGAGAAGCAGCGCGCGATCCTGTTCCGTCTGGGAAAGTACGGCGTGGAGCCGATGATTCGCGGCCTGGCCTTGGCCGAGATCGGTGCTAATTCTTCGGTGGCGGTCGCCGGCGGCATCGTTGGCAGCATGCTGGCCCGGATGCCCGAGGATGACTTCAACTTCATCTGCGACTCGCTGCTGGGCAAGCTGTTCAAGGAAGGATCCTCTACGCCGCTGACCCTTGAAGATTTCTCCGGACGGCTGAAGACCTACTTCACCATCGTGGTGCTGGCTCTCGGGGTCACCTTCGAGGATTTTTCCGGACTCCTGACCCTCTTCCAGAAATCTACCGCTTCAGCCGAGGCGCCGGATTCGAGTCAGGAGAACGAATCAACCCAGCCGTCGACTGGGAGCTCTGGCGTCCCTGCGTAGGGATTCCGGGCCTGTGCCCGCCGCTCTGCACGTATCGAGACCTCACGGACGGCACCTATTCGCTCGGCTGGGTCAAGCGGGCGAACCTGGTCATGGATGAAATGATCTACGCGCGCCACCTGGCTACCGCAAACAATCAGAAATAGCCCTGCTCATGCGGGGCTTTTTGTTTTTCAAGGAGCCGGCCCGTGAAGGTGCTCGAATCGTTTCTTATAGCCCTGGGCATGAAGGTTGACGAAAAGTCTTTTCAGAAGGCTGACGCGGCTTTCGGCGGCCTGACCAAATCGGCTTTACAGCTCGGCGCCGCCCTGGCGGGCAAGCTTGCCATCGACAAGGTGGTGGGCGACTTCAAAAGCGCTGGCACCGAGTTGAATAACTTCAACAAGCTGACCGGCATGAGCACGCAGAATGTGCAGATGCTCGGTCAGGCGCTCAAAGCTCAGGGCGGCAACGCCTCGGACGCCTTCGCGGCAATGAAGAAGATCCAGGACCTGATGGCGTCCCCCATCACCGGCGACACGGGGTGGTTCGGCGATGTCGCAAAGCTTGGCCTCAACCCTGATGTGATCATTGGTGCACAGAGCACTGCCGAGGCCCTGGCCGGGATTGCTGGCGAGTTCGAGCACATGAGCGCCCTCAACCAGCGCCTGGCAGGCCAAGCCCTTGGCCTGGACGATTCCACCGTGCGGCTGCTGATGCGTGGCCGCGACGAAGTAGAGAAGCAATTGGACTCGCGCGGCAAGCTCGCCCTGATGACCCAGAAGCAGATCGAGGACGCCGCCCGGCTGACGCACGCCACCAGCGAGCTTGACCAGGTGTTCACCGACATCGGCAATACCATCGCCGGCGAGCTGACCCCTGCCTTCGCGGAAATGGCCGAGGACTTCGTGGCCTTCTACCGCGACAACAAGGATTTGATCGACTCTGGCCTGAAGGAGTTCTTCGGAGGTCTGGCCGACAATATCGAGCTGGTTTCGGCGGCACTGATCCTCATGGGCGGAGCCGGGGCACTGAAAGGCTTGGCAGCCCTGCGCGCCGTGGTTGGTCTCGGCGCGGCAAGTGCTGGTGCTGCTGGCGGCGCTGCGGCTGCCGGTGCCGGTGCCGGTGTCTCCATGGCCGGCGTGGCCGGAGTAGGCGCTGCGGCCCTTCTGTACTCGAGCAGCCTCAACGTCGGCGAAGACACCGACCTGCTGAACAGCCGCCTGAAGAAAGGCGGCGGTGAGGCGGTTGCTGCGGTAGTCGACTACTTCATGTCGAAAGGCTGGACTCAGGACCAGGCTGAAGGGATTGCCGCCAACCTGGAGCAGGAAAGCGGGTTCAAGGCGAACGCATCAGGTGACGGCGGCCAGGCCTACGGTCTCGCCCAGTGGCACCCGGACCGGCAAGCGGAGTTCGCCAAGCAGTACGGCAAGGACATCCGCAACTCTACCGGCGCCGAGCAGCTTGAGTTCATCCAACACGAACTCACCAAGGGCAATGAGCGCGCTGCCGGCAAGAGCCTGCGCACTGCCACCAGCTCCTACGACGCTGCAGCAATCGTGTCTCGAGAGTATGAGCGGCCAGGGATTGACGACGTGGCGAGGGACCGCGAGGCGGCAAGCCGTGGCGATCGTGCCGCCGGCTACACCGACAACCGCGTGTATCACATCAATGGCGCGGACACCGAAAAGGTCAAGCAGGTGCTCAACGAGCAAATGGGCATGATGACCGAGCAGACCATGCAGGATTTCAAGAGCCCTGAACTATGAGCCTGATGAGCATCTTCACCAAGACGCTGCCAAAGATCGGGCCGCTGGAGTTCGACGCAAAGCTCGAAGGAATCACCAGCAAGGCAATCAGTCTGACGCAGTACCCGGTCGAGTTCGGCGCCAACACCAATGACCACGCAATCCTCCTGCCGAATCGCTACCTGCTGACTGGAGCGGTTTCCAACAGCCCTCTCGGCCTTGGCCTGGATGACATCGGGATGATGGGCGCCGGCGCGCTGGCAACAGTCGTGGGTGGCGTTGGTGGGGCGGCGATCAGCGCCGTGTCCGCTTACCTGCTCTCTGGCGGCGACGATACCAGGGCCTCTACGGCCTGGGCGTCACTGACCGCGCTCCTGGAGGCCCGCGCCAGGTTCGACCTGGACACCGGCAAGGAGATCATGCGCGACATGCTGCTCGTCCGTCTGGATGAGCGTACGAGGCCCGAGAACGAGGATGGCCTGGTGTTTATCGCCGAGCTTCAACAGGTTCGAATCGTGCGCTCCACGGTTGGTCGTGGGGTCGCATCGGCTGACCAGCTCATGCAGAACGATACCGTGTCCACCCAAGGCGCGCCGATGGTCTCCACCGGTGATGCAGCAGTAGAGGTAATGCCATGAGCCGTTACAGCGTAGCCGTACAGGCACTTCCGGCCCAGACCTTCACCGCGCGCCTTGGGAAAAACACCGTGACGATTGAGCTGCAGTGGATGGCAAGGCTTGAAGTGTTCCGCGTGAACATCCTGACCGCCCTGGGCGCGCCTCTCACGATGGGTAGGTTCCTTCTGCCAAACGTCAACCTTCTGGCTGGAATTTACCCGCCGCCGGCCGTTGCCTACGGGTCGCTGGTCCTGGAGGGCGACCTTGCCACGCCTGAGAACCTGGGCATCGATAACGTTTTGGTGTGGTCCGATGAGTGATGAAATCTTCCTGCGCAGCTACCGGCTCAAGCTGGGGCGCGATACCGGAACTCGCATCTACCAGATGCGGGTCGGTGAGATTGTTCCCGGAGATAACGACGGCCTGCGCATCACGTTTCAGGCCACCCACTTCGCTGGCGGCGCGTTCAGCGTGGCCGAGATCACCATCTACAACGTATCGCTCCAGGCTCAACGGCAAATGCTCGGCGACGGAATCAGCAAGCGCTACCAGTTCATTTCGCTGGAGGCTGGCTACGGTGACCTGTTCGGCGCGGTCTTTGTCGGGCAGATCGTCAACGTGCAGCGGCACCTGGAAGACGGTGGCGCCACCAAGGGCATTCGCTTTTTCTGCAAATCCTCCGCCAAGGAGCGCGACCAGAACCTGATCAACCTCACCCTGTCGCCGGAAACCGATCCCGTCCAGATCATCGAGGAATGCGCTTCGGTGTTCGGTGCCGAGATCCAGTTCTACGGGGATTTCTCGGAATTGAAGCGCCGGTCGCGCGGAACGGTTTTGCAGGGCAGCCCCACCGCCTGCATGAACGAACTGGGCGAGACCTTCGCCTTCGACTGGATGGTCGAGAACGGCGCGATCAAGATCATCAAGCGCGACTTCGCACTGGATAACCAGGTCTACGTCATCAGCGCCGGCACTGGGATGATCGGCTCCCCGGTGGTCAGCGACACCGAGGTCGGCATCCGCTACACCCTGAACCCAAAGATAAAGCTGGGCGACACGATCAAGCTTGAGTCCATGGCGCCGCGCTTCGAGTTCTCCGGGGCGTTCTTCTACGACGTGCCACGCACGATCGGTGAGGGCTACTACAAGATCAACTCGCTGGTGTTCGCCGGGGACTCTCACGGCGACCAGTGGGAAAGCCAGATCAGTTGCCTACGCCTCAGTGCGGCGGCCCAGGCCGGTATTTCACAAAGGGCAACCCGATGAGTGATCCGCTCTCCTCAAGAACGCAGGCCGAGTACTCCAAAATGCTGCGCGGGATATTCGGTGAGTACCTGAAAGACAACATGCGCACCAGCGTTCCCGGGCATGTCCTGAGCTTCGACCCTGCCACGCAGATGGCTGAAGTGCAGATCGGCCTGATGCTGGAAGACCGCCTAGGCGTGCAGCAGCCCCGCCGGCCAATCATCCATGTCCCGGTTCAATTCTGGGGCGCCGCCGGCGGCACGCTGGAATGCCGAGTTGCCAATAACACCGAGGGCGTTCTGTTCTTCTCCCAAGAATGCATCGACTCCTGGGTCGACCAGGGTGGTGTGGCGGTGAAGTCGGAGCCGCGGCGGTTCTCGATCAATGACGCCTACTTCATCCCGGGCGTGCGATCGATCCCCGGCGCGATCGCTGATTTCTCCAACGACGGCATCCGCCTGCGCAGCAATGACGGCTCGGCCTATTTCTGGATTCACGACGACAAGTCTCTGGAAATCGGCGGCGTCGCGCTGAACGTAAAGTGCCCCGTAAACTTTGAACAGGCCGTCACCACCATGACCACCATCCACAACCAGGGCGTGAACATCGGCAAGACCCACACCCACAACGGCGTCCAGTCGGGCAGCGGAAACTCTGGAGTGGTGAACCCATGACGGTACGAAAACTGGACGCTGATGGCGACCTGGCGATGGGCGGCGAAGAGTTCCTAACCGGCTACACCGCTGAAGAGGTGGCGCAAAACGTACTGACCAGGCTGAAGTTCTTCCTGGGCGAATGGTTCCTGGACACCACGGACGGCACGGACTGGTTTGGGAGCGTGCTTGGCAAAGGATCGGTACTTGCGTCGAGAGAGTCGGTGATCCGCCGTCGAATCCTGCTTGCCCCCGGGTGCGCCGGCATGACGGCCTTCAGCCTGACCACAGACATCGCCACGCGCGAGCTCACCGTGAACGCGTCAATCGTCAGCACTTCTGGCGATAGCATCGAAATCAACTACGTCCAGGCGATCGTCTAATGGCACAAATCACTGATCAAGGCATCACCGGCCGCTCGCTGAACGAATACCTGGCCGATATCGAGGAAAAAACGCTCGCGATTGATCCCGAGTGGAATATCGACGCAGACAGCCCGGACGGCCAGCGCATCGGTATCGAAGCCGAGCTGCTCACCAACCTGGACGAAGCGGTGGTTGCGGCGTATCGCAGCAAGGACCCGGACAGCGCCACCGGCGAGGCTCTCCGCAACATCGGAAAAATCTCAGGCATACCGATCCGTGACGCCACCTACTCGGTCGCTCCGATCACTGTTACAGGCCAAACCAGCGCTACTATCCCGGCAGGATCCCAGGTCCGCAGCCGGATCGACAACACCCTCTGGCTGACAACGGCAACGATCGTTATCGGCATCGGGCAGACCGCGAACGGCTTTGTTACCTGCACCACGTCAGGCCGGGTCCTGGCCTCACCAGGCGAGCTAACCATAATCGGCACGCCGATCAGCGGCTGGGCCTCTGTCACGAATGGAGAAGCGGCGGCCGGGGTCCCGGCAGAGAGCGACGAAGACTTCAGGATTCGAAGGGCTGACGGGGTTTCCCGGGCCGGCAGCAACATGCGCGACAACATGCACGCGAACATCGCAAGCGTGTCTGGAGTGACTGATGTCATGGTCCTGGAGAACAGCAGCGTCTCACCTTTCGACTCTGATGGCGTGCCCTACACCGGGATCGCCGTGATTGTGAACGGCGGATCGGATGCCGACATCGGCCTGGCCATGTACCAGAAGCACAACCCTGGCACGCCAATGCTGCCGCGCTACGACGCAAAGACTGACACCTGGGTAGATGCGCCTGGCGCCAATGGCGTGAAGGTCGATGTGGTATCTCCCGTCACCGGGAACAAGAGCGTGATGACCTTTCAACGCGCCACCGGGCTTCCCATTTTCGCGGAAATCACGATTCAAAAAGAGGGCGATCTTCCGTCGAACATCGAAGACCTTGTGAGGGAGGCGGTTATTGCCGACTCGACGCGCAGCCTCTTCAGTGGCGAGACAACCACAGGATTCAACCGTGGGGGCTATGACATCGGTGAGAAGGTTCCGCCTGGGCGCCTGTACACGCCGGTCAACAAGGTGCTCGGCCTGTATGGCGACAGCTACATCACCTCGCTGACGATTGGCCTTACCGCTCTGGCGCAGGGTCTCACGCCGATCCAGCCAACCATTTCACAAATCGCCACCTTCGACGCTGAAAACATTGCGATAACGGTGCTTCCATGATCATGGACCACGTAGAGCGCGCCAAGTCGCGCATCATCAATGAGTACCGCGATAAGCAGCGGATGGTTCGGTGGTTGACCATAACGCCGGAAATTGCCAATGACCATCTTGAGGGCGCTCTTGATCAGGTCTACGGCAGCTACGACGTGGACACGGTTTCCGGCGAAATGCTTGATGTGATCGGGCGGATTGTTGGTGTCGCACGACCAATACTGCGCGCGGCTGAGTTTGATGTTTTTGGCTATTCCGGGAATGACAGCTACACAAACTACAACGTTGCCCCCTATATCGGAGATGGCGGATCATCTGATTTACCGTTAAATAATGATCTCTACCGGAAACTGATCAAGGCGAAGATCGCCAGGAATATCAGCGACGGTACGGCCGACAGCATTATCCAGCTCCTGGAGATCATTATCGGAGTAAAGGTCACGGCACTGGCCAGCAACGGCGACAAGTCGTTTGATATCGGTGTCGCCTCGGAACTGGACAATACCACCCTGTACCTGATTGAGAACTTCGACATTATCCCGCGACCGCAAGGGACGAGGATTGGCGAGATTTTTGTTCTTCCAATCAGCATCGACGAAATCGAAGCTTCTTCTTCGCACATTTATGAATACGCGAACTTCACCCTTCCTGGAGATTTAGCCTGATGTCAAGACAGCCCTTCAATACACGGTGGGCTCAAGGCGTTGAGTCCGAAGACAATCTGAACTCCTTCAAGGCCCCTGGCGATGTGCGTATCAGCACTGGATGGGAGGGTGGACAGGACAAAGATGCGCCGCCAGCCGGCCAAGAAAACTGGTGGCATAACCGTGTCGATAGCGCACTTCAGGACATCGAGCGAAAAGGTGCAATGGCTTGGCACCCGCAGGCCATCTATGGTCTTGGAGCCCCATGCTACGCGACAGATGGTTATTACTATGAGTCGACAGAAGATAACAACGCAAATAACAACCCGGTTTCAAGTACGGGCTATTGGCGTCAAATCGGACAATTTCTGTATTCGGCATTCAGTGTTGGCGAATACAAGGATGTCGCCCATAACGGAAGCCCTGACCCTGGCTGGCTGAAGTGTAACGGAAGCCTGTTGTTGCGTTCGGCTTACCCAAAATTGTTTGACAAAATTGGCACAACCTATAACACGGGCGGCGAACTGAGCACGCAGTTCCGGCTTCCTGACTGGCGCGGCGTTTTCCCAAGATGCCTTGATGAAGGTCGCGGGATCAACAGTGGTCGCATGCTTGGCAATGCTGTCGAGCAGAGCCAGAACAAGAGCCACACCCACAATATCGAGTCTTGGGGTTCTACTGGGTTCGATAATACTGGTGGGGCATACGCCGTAACTGCGGACGTTCAGGGCAGCAGGACGGGCGACATTTCCACGCAGAGCTCGGGCGGTGACGAAGCCCGGCCGATCAACTTGGCGCAAGTTCGCTGGATTCGATACTTATGAGACAGAAGACCGTTTACCAATACGACGAAGAAGGCTGGTACATAGGCAAAACCCTGGCCGATGCCGATCCGGTGGTGGTTGATAACTGGCTGTTGCCAGCTCGCACCACCGAAGTAAAGCCGCCGCTGTTCACTGCCGGAAAGATCCCGAAATGGGTCGGCTACAAGTGGAAACTCATCAACACGTAGGTGAAATATGGAACGCAAGCGCAAGCGTCACTTCAGCGACAAGATGGAAAAGTTCTGTCTTGCCTATGTTGAGACAGCCAATGCTGCTGAGTCCTATCGAATCGCCTACAACACGGAAAACATGGCCACGGCAACCATCGGTCGCGAAGGCTACAACACTCTGCAGAAGCCCCAGGTTCAAGCCAGGCTAGAAGAATTAAGGAAGCAGGTCATGGAGCGTCACGAAATCACCGTCGACACGCTTCTGGCCGAACTGGAAGAGGCTAGGAAGGCGGCGCTGGGCGCCGAGACCCCTCAAACATCTGCCGCGGTCTCGGCAACCATGGGCAAGGCCAAGTTGCTGGGCCTGGACAAGAAGATCGTGGAGCTTACCGGGAAAAATGGCGCGGCCATTGAAACCAATTCAACAGTCACGGTTGACCAGAAGGCCTTGAACTCCGTGCTGGGCTGCCTATGAGCAAGCTGCTCGACTGGGATGTAATGAGCAGCGCGGAACGACAAGCAGCAAAACTCATCAGCGAGCACTCGCCGCTGTCGTTCATGCGCGTATTTTTCCAGTTGAACCAGGGCATGAAGATGCTCTGCAACTGGCACCACCGCTACATGGACCACACGGCCCTGAGGGTGCTGTCCGGTGATCTGAAAAACGTCGTTTTCAACATGCCGCCTGGCGGCACCAAGACTGAGTTCTGGTCGATCCATGTGCCGTCATACGCCATGACCATGTACGACCGGACGCGCACGCTCAACGTCTCCTACTCCAAGGCTCTGGTGGAGGAGAACTCGAACCGCATCAAGTCGATCATCACCAGTGATGAATATCAGAATTTGTGGCCGTGCGAATTGGGCAAGGCCGACGTGGCCAACTGGGTCATCACCGACGAGCGCGGGCGCAACAAGCACCAGATCTTCAGCCGATCCACCGGCGGCCAGATCACCGGCGTGCGTGGCGGCTATATATCCGAAGGCTTCACTGGCTTCATCAACCTGGATGACCCGGAGAAGGCCGACAGCGCCTTCAGCGCAACAATGCGGGCGAAGGCCCAGCGCATCGTTACAAACACCCTGCGCAGCCGGCGGGCATCCCCAGACACGCCCGTCATCTGCACGCAGCAGCGCCTGCACACCGATGACGTGTCGGGCTTCCTGCTCAAGGGTGGCATGGGCCTGGACTTCGCGCACATCAAGGTGCCGGCCCTGGTCACGCGCGATTACATCGCCAGCCTGCCTGATGAGATCCGTGAGCACGCTGAGCGGGACGTTTTCGGAAGCCCTTCGATCACCCGCGGCGGCGTCGAATACTGGTCTTACTGGCCCGCCAAGGAGACGGTTGACGACCTGATGGCGCTATGGGATCGCGACCCTTACACCATGGTCAGCCAGTACCAGCAGGAGCCGGTAGCGCTGACTGGCGGCATGATCGACGCTGACTGGTTCAAGACCTACGAGCAGTTGCCGTTTCTGGTGTGGCGCGGCGTGTACGTCGACACCGCGCAGAAGACCGGCGAGCAGCACGACTTTTCGGTCTTCAATCACTGCGGCCTGGGCGTGGACGGAAACCTCTACCTGATCGATGTGCATCGCGGTAAATGGGACGCAGGTGATCTTGAGGCTGAAGCTCTGCGCGTGTGGCAAAAGTGGAAGGACTGGGACCAGTTCCGACCTGCCGCCCTTAGATACATGCGCGTCGAGGACAAGTCGTCTGGCACCGGCCTGATCCAGACCATCAGCAAGAAGGGCGCGATACCGATAGAGTCTCAGCCGCGCGGCCCGGCTGCCAACAAGGTCACCCGCTGCATGGACGCTGTTCCGTGGCTTAAGTCGGGCCGAGTGTTCGTGCCGGCCATTTACGACGATCAGGGTCGTAAGATCGAGCACGTCAAGGATCACCGCGGTGAGATTGTTGCTTCAACGGATTGGGTAACGCCGTTTCTCACCGAGGCATCGGCCTTCACCGCTGACGACACCCACGACTTCGACGACCAGGTGGACACCCTGTTCGACGCGGTCGCGGACATGCTCATCAGCAACAACGGCGACTTCTTCTCAGGCAACTGGCTTTAACCCCAACCAACAAATACCCCGACTTTCGTTGGCCGAATCCGGCCGCGCTCATTAAACACGCCCCAAGGAAACGATATGACTGACCAGACTCAGCGGCTTGAGATCGCTACGGTTCGAGCAGAGGTGGGTAGCAATATCCTCAGCCGGTTCTCGAATGACGCTATCGGTGCGGGCGGAATTCCAACCGAATCAGGCGACATCAAAAATCTGAAGCTGATCATCAAGGAGATCGAGGACAAGGCCAGCGTCTCTTCTTCGATCTATCCAACCGTGGCGGCTGGTCTTGCGGAAACGGTAGAGGGCGGGATTTTCCTGGTCGCCTCCGCTGAGGATGACGAAATCTACGCTGTGTGGAAAAAAGTCGGCGGAGTGGCCGTGGACACCGGGAAGCGCACCCTGTCCTCCCAGGCGGTGGAAGACGCGACAGAAGCCGCGCAGGCGAGCGCTACTGCATCTGCTGCGTCCGCGCTTGCCGCTCAATCCGCAGCAGCGAATGCCGCCGAGGACTTCCAGGAGATATTCGACGCTGATCAAGCTGCCCGCGAGATTGAGTTCAACGACTTCATGAACTCGATCGGCTTTGAGTCCATATATTTGCTCTACGGAGCCGGCATTGTTGTTGAGCGACAAACCCAGCTAGTGCAGCGCGATGGCGAGCTTTACCGCGTCATGAATGCGTCTGATATTCCTCTTACCTTGACCGGGACGTGGGCGACTGATGCGCCGAAGCTTGAGGCGATGGGCGATGCCGTGCTGAGGCAGGATCTGATAAATGGCGACGGAAGCCTGGTCGGCATGGATGGCGGTACGAATCTAAAGGCTTGGGGATCGCATCTTAGATTCCCCGAACAGTTCGCCAGCCTGCAGGCTTGGGCGGCTAGCGGCGGATCGCTCGGGATCAAAGGTGGAACCTACTCGGTATCCAGTGAAATCGCGTTCCCGTTTGGTACTCAACTGCACACTTTTGGAGACGTCATCCTTGACGCAAGCGCGGCGGTTACCCTGGGAAATTTCCCGAATAGCTGCGCGGTGCGTCTTGGCGGCGGAAGTTTTTCGGCCATGCCCGCGCTGAGCATCAACTACCTGAAAGGCGCCATCTTTCTGACGTTCATCGCTCCGCATGGATTGGGGGTCGGCTCCGTCTTCAGCATCTACAACCCGACAGACTTCAGCTTTTGCAGCTTCCGCAGTTACTACCGGGCGGGCGAGTTTTGCCGAGTTGCGGCAGTTATCAGCCCCACCCAGGTGAGATTGACCAAGCCGCTTTACACCGGCTATACCGCTGCCGCTGTGAATCTGTACAAAATGAACGGCGGTTCTTTCGCCCTGCATGGGTCGTTGAAGGTCATTGCGCCTGAAGCCCTGGCATCGGTAATGGCTGTTCGGGCTCAACGCCTGATCGACTTCAATATCACGGGGCTCAAGGGGTACAGCAAGCAGTCGTCAGCCGCCATCGAACTGGAAAAATGCTTCAATGGCGAAGGGCATAGCCTGGTGGCTGAACAGGGGCTGCTTTCTGGCACTGGCAACGATTACGGACTGATCTTCTCCAACTGCCAACATATGCGAATGGAGGGCTACTTCTCGGCCTCTCGCCACGGCATTACGACTGGCGGTTACGGCGACATCGGTAGCGTTCCATGCAGAGAGATAGAGTGCAGTGGCACTGCCACAACTACCTTCGAAGGATCTGCCCACGCGGTGGATACGCACGGCAATACCGAATACTTCACTTTTAAGGGTAATATCTACGGTGGTTTTGATGGTGGTGGAAACCACATCACGGTGAAAGGCAATGTGTTTGCGGCCGACGACGGCATTGCATTTTATCATGCCGAAATGACGGGTTATGACCGGGATTACTCCGGGGTTAGGGTTTATTCCGATACCGACCCGGCGGCGGCGTCCAGGGGGGTTATCGACCTTGGCGGGAACAACACATCTAGCGCTGCAGCCGACACCGTTGGCGGTGTATTTGACTGTTCAGGAATGGTCGTTTACGCCCCTGCGGCGATGTCGATCTTCAAGCTGATTCAGCGAAACTCCGTGGCTTCCAACATACGGGTGAAATTGGATGGCGCGCAGGTGGCGCAGGCCGCCGCAGGCTATGAGTCTGTCCGAGCAACACACTCTGGCGGCACGGCATTTGCCAGAACCAGTATGGCCGGCTTCGAAGCCCCTGGCGAGGCTGCCCAGGTGCACACGGCATCCGAGTTGACCGGCGTATTTGCCAGTGGGTTTGTTGATATTTCTGTTACTACCGCGCAGGCCTCAGCGAATGCTGTAGTGAATTTTCCCGTCGGGATATTCAAAGATGCGCCGAATGTGACGGCCAGCGCTAACACCACTTCGCTTGGGTCAACGTCAGTCAGCGCTAACACTAACACCCCAACCGTTTCCAGCGTGACGGTTACGGTTAAAACTGGCAGCTTGGGTAACTTTGGTGCGGCTGGAACTGTCCGTGTGTTCTGGCGCGCCTCCACAGCGAGATAATTATGAAATATAAGATGCTTCAAGACAGCGTTATAAACCCGGACGTAAAGCTGGGCTCACTCGTATACGACTGCGTAGAGGAGGACTTTGGGTGTGCGAAAGCCGAGTCTGACTTTACCGGACTACCTCATATCTCGGTCACTCTGGACCCAGATGGTGGCTATCCATGTTTCGTGGCTCCGCTGGGCATTCTCGAAGTAGCTTAAGTTTCAGGCAGCCCACTGCTTCCAGTGGGCTGTGCTGGTTACTTAGCCGAGGTAGTGATGGACTGAATTTCGTGCGCCACACGCTTAAATTCAATCATGGCGTACTTTGCATTAACTCGCACACGTTCGCCTGATTGAATTGGAATGGTTTTTACTTTCTTCCATTTCTTCATGTCCCAGCTTTCAAGAACTGTGAACTCTGCGCTTTTGTCGCCGTTTGCAGTGGCGCGGATATAAGGCTTTCCCTTTTCCATAGGCATAAGCACCCAACCGTCGCAACGTATTTCCATTTTTGTCTCTGGATTGCCATCAATCGCACTGTTAAGCACATAGATGATCTCGTTCGTGCCAGGCTCCCTGCGATGGTTACACTCATCGGCTATTGGCGCCAACTCAATGTCTTTCCGGATCGCCATGAGGGAGGTGATAGCCGTTATTCTGTCACCTTTCTTAAACTCTACTTCCAGCTTGTCAGCCTCGACAGGCCACTTAAAATTTGCATCAAGCCAGAGCTTGTCGTTATTTCTAACTTCTTTGAGCGCGACAACTTTGCCTCGGCGGTATGCCTTGACGTCAAAATCTATAGGGCGCCTTGCCAGATCTAGAGCGTCAATAGCAACACCCTTAAAGCGTGTTGGCTTTTGAGGCGTTATTGTAAAAGTCGTTGGGAATTCGTTAGTTGTCCATGATGCCCCGAATAGAAGCGCCTTCGCTCGCTCTGGGCCATTTGTCTTGCTGTTTACAGAATAGGAAGCCTCATATTTGTCCGAGTTCATTTCGTATGACTGGAAATGTGAGGCCCATTTCAGGAAATCCGAGTCCCCGAAATATTGGTACATCCATAGAAGCTGGCTGACATGCAAAGAGTTGTATCCGCCGCGCTCTGCTGTTCGTCTCGTTGGTGCGGGCCAGTCTACGGAGTAATATGAAATAAACCCTCCATCAAATTTTGGGAGGTCGCGTTTAACTGCGGCGACCCCTTTCTTGATCAGCTCGCTCCATCGAGGATCTTTAGTGATGTCGTAAATGTCCGCTAAGCCCATGAGCGCAGTGATATGCCCATTTAGCACTTTATAACTGCGGCCATTTGGGTCTGGTGCTTCCTCGACCCACGTAACGCCATTGTCAAAAGTGACGACACCTCCGCTCTTGAGGTCGTGAAGGTATGTCTCCATCGCTGCATCAGCAGCAGTCTTATATTTTGGATCTCCAGTAACCGCGTTCGCTCTGTAGAGAATCCCCGCAATACGAGCTTGGCCGATTCCAGAAATCCACCCAGGCGCCAAATCAAAGTATTGATTGTGGAATGGGTAGGTCCATATAGCCATGCCGTTCTTTGTCTCCGCTTGCTCCAAATACCAATCAGCAACGCGTAGAAATTGAGATTTTAATTTTTCATCAGTGCACTTTGTATCCATCCAGTCGCGATAAAGAGCGTTGGCGAAGTTTGAGTTAAAGTAAGGGTTGGCCCACTTTCCAAGGTTGTTGTAGTTCGTTCCATAATCGAAAAGTGTTATTCCGTCTTCCCTTAAAGAAAATTTCCCGTGCGTTGCGTAGTATTGACCTGATGCGCGCAAGGTTCGTGGAGCTACGCCTACGCTCGGACATATATCAGTTTTTGATGTCGGCGCACTTTCCGCATAAGCTGTGTCAATTAACGCAGTTGGGAAAATAAATAAAAATGATGCTGCTAGTTTTAATGTCGTGCTCTTCATGTGCAGTATTGTATATCCGACGTTAAGTGCGTGCATTTTACGATCCGTGTTTTATGGAACGCAGAAAGGTGGGCATGATAGCCATGCTCGCCCATGGTGCCAACCATGCGATGTGGCGCGATGCTATCTAGGTGCGTCTGCCGAAAAGTTTGGAAACATAAAGATCCACATCCAAAAACAGCGCCCGCTGAACGCGGGCTTTTTTCGCCTGGAGAAAAGTCATGACACCAACCGAAAAGGACCGCGACATCCTCGCGCGCACGCTGTGGGGAGAGGCCCGTGGCGAGAGTTTCGCCGGCCAGGTGGCCGTGGCCTGCGTGATCCGCAACCGCGTGAACGACGGCAAGGCCCGGTCCTGGTGGGGCGAGGGCTATGCCGGCGTCTGCCTGAAGCCGTACCAGTTCAGTTGCTGGAACAAGAACGACCCGAACTATCCGTACCTGAGCGGTGCCAAGCCGATCCCGCCGAAGCAGTTCGCCCAGGCGCAGCGGGCGGCCGACCTTGTGATCTCCGGCCAGGAGCCTGACATCACCCGTGGCGCGACCCACTACTACGCCACGACCATGCCGAAGGCGCCGGCCTGGGCCAAGGATGCCACCCAGACCCTGCGCCTGGGCAATCACGTTTTCTTTAAGGATGTGCCATGAGTCCCCTGGGGCTGAAGGCCTGGGCTGTTGGCGTTCTGGCGCTGCTGGCTCTGGCCGTGGGCGCGACGTGGAAGGTCCAGGACTGGCGCTACGGGAAGCGGCTGGCGGAGCAGGCCGGCCTGCATCAGTCGGATCTGGCCGAGATCAGCAGGGCCGCCGCCGCCCAGGTCCAGACGGAACTGGGCAAACGCCTGTTGCTCGAGCAGAACCTTGCCACCAGCGAACAAACCCACCATCAGGTACTGACCAATGAAGAGGAAAAACAGGCTCGCCTTCGCGATCGCCTTGCCACTGCTGATTTGCGGCTGTCAGTCCTCCTTGCCGAGGATCCAGCCAGTGGCTGCGCAGTGCCTTCCGCCTCCGGCGCCGTCGGCGTGGTTCATGGAGCTCGTCGAGCCCAACTTGACCCAGCGCATGCTCAAAGAATTATCGCCATCACCGACGCCGGCGACCGGGGGCTGATCGCGCTGCAGGCGTGCCAGGCGTATGTGCGAGAGCTGAATAAATAGGGATTGTGTTCGGTCGGCAGGACGCCGGGGGAGGGAGGTACCACTGTAGGAATATACAACGCTAAGTTATTGATTCTTATAGGATGGTAACGCTGTTTTTTCTAACGCGCCGTGCAGGTGTTTTCCTTTAATTTTCATAGTGTTACACTCGATTCACGGTCACCTTGACATGGTGGGGGTCGTTGGTTCGAGTCCAATCGCGCCTACCAAACAAAATCCGCTCTGCTGGGCGGTCTAGAAGGGCTCACCGAAAGGTGGGCCCTTTTTTGTTGGCGCACACATAAGGACATGGTCATGCGGGTTGTCACTTCCCTAACTTTTCTTGCTTTAGCACTTGCTGGTTGCTCTGGAATACCTTCAGTTCCATACGAAGAGCCTGCTCAATCAGAGGGAATGGCGCGTGTTCGCGTTATCACGAACGCTGACGTGTATGGCGATAGCATCGTCGGCAGTTGTGCTCCTGCTACCCGGCATAAAATGGCTGAAGCCGGACGTTTCGGGCAGGACGGTACGGCGAGCATCAACTATCCGCAGTATCCCCTGAAGTCGGCGAGCGTTGGCGTACCGAAAAGAGTTTGGCCCAGCCTTATCCAGTACATCCCTGCAATTCGGATGGGGGAAGGGGCTTACAAAGAGGTCGTAACCGAGTATCGCGTCAGGGCGGATCTGCCATTCCAAATTGCAACCCGGGGCGCGACCATTGCGGGCAACGGCAGCTCTTACCGGACCTGTGGTGGCCAGGCGCTCGTTTACAAGCTCGAACCAGGGAAAGACTACGAAGCGGTGGTAGGGGTGGATGGCAGACCAAGCAAAGATGGCGAGCCAGCGCTAATTTGCATGTTGGCGGTTCTCGAACTTACCACTTTGCCTGGCACTTCGATTGTGATTCCCCAAAAGCTGACGCATGCTGCGGCTCCGCAGGTGGTCTGCAAAAACTGATAAGCACAGCCCGCCGTCGAGCGGGTTTTGCGAGAAAATAAATCCGTCCCCTTTTCCATTTCCATCAGACGTCAGTTCAGGATCGAAAACTGCTTGCCCCGCTATTGCAGCGGAACATACACATCAGTTTGCCAGTGATCCTGCGGTGTCTCGGGATAGACGCTCAGGTAATGGAAGAACAGCGGCTGGTCACGAAGTTCCTCTCCACTGGCAGGAAGCCAATCGCGGTAAATCGGATAGATCGTTTCGCCGATGTGATCCGGTGACCCCACATGTCGTACCACGACGCAGCGACCGCCGGGAATGACGATTTCGCGCACGCCGAACTCATTCGGCGCCACGGCCTCGTGAATCTCGCCGCAGATTGCGAAGCGGAATGCTTGCGCAGGTGTCGTATCGGGGTTGCCATAGGGAATGCCGAAGCTGCGACTCGACGCCACCGGCGACTGTCCGCTCTGCTTACGCCACTCGATGAATTTTCGCACGCTCTCATTGACGAGCCCGGCGGGCCCGCAGTGTTCAAATGCAGCGACCCTGACTTCAGGGAATTGCACGATTCGTATTTGCATGATGATAGTCCTGGAAAAATGAGGGATTGCGAACACCGCATTCCAGACCTGCCAGTTCGGCTCTTTCCTGAACGCACTCGGCGTCATACCGAACGCCCGCCTGAACGCCCTGCAAAATGCCTCCGGGCTTTCGAAGCCGGCACCGAGTGCGGCCTCCAGTACCGAGTGATCAGCGACGGCGGCTAGGCGATGCGCCGCGCGTCGTAATCGCATCAGTTGCACATAACGTGAAACAGGCACGCCTACGAACGCGGTGAATTGTCGATGGAAGTGAAATGCCGAAAAGTTCGCCACATGGCTCAACGTATTCACCGACAGATCACCTTCGAGATTCTCATCAATGTAGGCGAGGACGGCGTTGAAGCGTTTTGTGTAAGCGAAGTTGGTCGACATGTCAGACACTGGGAAAAGGCTCCTGGAAGTACGGTCGGCAATAGAGTCGACTATAGCGACGTGAACGCGCCTAGCCGCGTTTGCTGATTCCAT